ACCAATCAGCAGCGACGAACACCGGATACCAATCAGCAGCGACGAACACCGGAAACCAATCAGCAGCGACGAACACCGGATACCGATCAGCAGCGACGAACACCGGAGACCAATCAGCAGCGACGAACACCGGAGACTATTCAGCAGCGACGAACACCGGATACCGATCAGCAGCAGAAGTAACCGGAAAAGAATCAATAGCCATAGTAACAGGGAAAGATAGTAAGGCTAAAGGCAGCATTGGTTGTTGGATAGTTCTTACAGAAAGAGGGGAATGGGATGGCAATGTGTATCTGATTAAAGAAGTTAAAGCTGTAAGGGTTGATGGTGAAATTATAAAACCTGACACTTACTATAAGTTAATCAATGGTGAAGTTATTCCGTGTGAGTAATCTATTCCCGGTTTGTCTTGATCGGCATTCCGGGAGCAATTTAAACCACTTTAAATAATATAAAATATGGAAGAAAAGAATGTTACGGAATTGCAAATTATTCAAGCTAAACAGGCAGCAGAATTTGCAATGACACCTGTAGGACAGACTGTCAAACAATTTGAAGTTATGCAACGCATGGCAAAAATGTACACCGAAAGTACTATCGTCCCGGATACCTATAAAGGGAATATCGGGAACTGCGTTATTGCATTGGATATGGCTATGAGAATGGGATGTAACCCTTTGATGTGTATGCAAAATCTTTATATCGTACATGGCAATCCAGCTTTTAGCAGTAAATTTCTGATAGCGACAATCAACGCAAGCGGACGTTTTTCCCCACTTCGTTATGAATTTAAGGGAGAGGAAGGTACTTTGGAATATGGATGTCGCTGCATTGCCTATGAGTCATCTGATAAAGAACATAAAGAACCGCTTCATGGTGATTGGATAACTATTGGGATGGCGGACAAAGAGGGCTGGATAAAGAAGAACGGCTCAAAATGGCAATCAATGCCCAGTCAAATGCTTCGCTATCGTGCTGCTGCTTTTTGGCAACGTGTATATTGCCCGGAGATTTCAATGGGATTAATAACCAAAGAAGAAGCTGACGATATCCAGGATGTAGAATATACTGAAATACCTACCAAGGATAAATTAGCAGAAATAGCTGCTAGAGCTGCCGGGGTTGTAGATACGGAGTCTGAAGAAAACAACGAAATCCAAAGTAAGCAATCTGTTTAAAATTTATGTAACAATGGAAGCTCAACATTCTTTAGAATGGTATCGTAAACGATTAGGTCATGTCACCGGCTCACGTGTCGGTGACTTGATGAAATCTGGTAGAAAGAAAGAGGAAAAGTTTGGCTGGACTGCAATATCTTATATGTATCAGTTAGTTGCTGAAAGAACTATGAATCCGGATATTGTGAATGATGACAATGCATTCGAAAAATATCTTATGCGAGTTGGAATATCATCAAAGGCTATTGAATGGGGGAATAAAAGAGAGCCGGAAGCTCGTAATATCTATAATAGGATAAAAGGATGCAATATGATTGAAACAGGTTTCTGTTTACACCCATCCATACCTTTTTTTGGCTCTTCTCCTGATGGATTCTATTGCAGTGACGAAGGAGAAAAAGGCGTTTTGGAAATCAAATGCCCGGATCAGGATACTTTTATGAAGTATAGTACGGAAGTAATTGATAACGCAGGATTACTGTTGATAAAACCAGAATATTTTTACCAGTGTCAATCTCACATAATGGTAACTGGTGCCGAATGGTGTGATTTTGTTGTTTATTGTCCTTTTCAAAGTATTCCTATCCATATTGTGAGGATATTACCGGACTATATGACTTTTAAGCTTATAGAAAAAAGAATATCTATGGTTAACAAATGGATTGACAATGTAATGGATTTATGGAAAAAGAGATTAACGAAATAAACGATTACCTGAATATTACCTGCTCAAATAATCCGGTAGAGATACAAGAGAGAATATCAGTCATAATGGTGTATTTGAACCGGTCCGGTGAAATGCTTGCGGATGCGAAGAAGCTGCTCCGGAAGAAGAAATCTACAGAAATAAGCAATACCATCATCGCCATAGCGAAAGAGCAATGCTTATCGGCAAAGGTACAAAACGCCTTGCTTGACAGCATAGCGGAGGATGAGTCATATTTAGTGGATCGGCTTGACCGGCTTAATGCTGCCTGCACGCATCAATTAGATGCCTTACGCACTTTGTTGAGTTACGAGAAGGAAGCTATGAGGTTGAATAAAACTGGATATTAGAAAGTATTATTCCAAATAACAACTAATTTAAAATAGAATTTTATGAAAAAGAGAAAATTTCCCAATGATGTAGCGAGATTTTTCAATCCAGAAAAATCTTTTAATCTCAAGAGTAGTGGTATTCACCAGAAAGAAAAATCCTCTGTACGGAATTCAATTATTCTGTATAATGCAGGTGGAACAGCGAGAAAATTTATAGATGGTTTAGGTAACGTAACTTATGAATAAATGCTTTGTTAACCTTTTTACCCCAGCCTGCCTGTCTGTGAAGATTGGCGGGCGAACATGGGACAAAATGGTCATAGGGCGCTAAGACTAAATGAACGGAAATTCTGAGTGTACATAAGAATGGATGTCATCAAGACCGGTGCCGGGGATGTGTGAGTAAATTTAGTCGAAAACCTATCCGGACGATACTTGTTCAGGTTCGACTCCTGATTGTCCCACATGAAAATAATAATCACCAAACAAGAATACCAGACGATAGTCCGGTGCTTGAAAACGACAGAAATCCTCATTAGGGGATATAATTCGAGAGATGAAGATATGATTCGTAAAACTAGAAAGAAACTTCAAAGGAGTAAGGAGAAAGGTTGATATGACATTCGAAGAAATGAAAGCCAAGTATTGCGGTAAGAATATCCGCAAGAAGCCAAAGGATGAAGAGCACAGAATTCAGGTATCTATGGTTGAATGGTTCCGGTTGCAATACCCATCTATGCGGCACAATCTATTCGCAGTTCCAAATGGCGGAAGGAGAGACGCTGCCACGGGTGCTAAGTTGAAAGAAGAAGGCGTACTTGCTGGGGTGGCTGACTTAATTCTGTTAAAGAGTAATCGCCAATATGGAGCGCTCCTAATTGAAACCAAAACAAAAAAAGGTACTCAAAGCGATTCTCAAAAGGAATGGGAATCCAAGATAGTAAAGGACAGATATAAATATGTTGTATGCCGTTCTTTGGAGGAGTTTATAGAGGTTGTGAATGATTACTTAGCGGAAAAATAAGATTTTCATTTGGTATTTTGAAATTTGGGTGTATCTTTGCGGTGCAAGTACGCCAAACCTGCATTAACATATTTATTTGGAATGGGCTTTTTTTATGTCCATTAGATACTTATACCACAAAGATATAAGGCTATTGTTCTCTCGTGGATACTCATTCCAATAATGCGTATCAGGTTTGGCGACTTGGAGAGGCGATAGCCTTTCTTTTTTTAATAACTCAAATTTCATTCACAGAATGCCAAACCTGATGAAATTGAGCAGCAATCGAAGTATAGTAAATTGTAGACTCACGTCTGCACACGACACGTGCATCTTATCATTATCTTCTTCAACCGAAGAAATCAAACGTTATTTCAAAACTATTCTGGCTATTTCCAAAATGGAAATAACCTATCCTGTAAACCTTGATAGTTGCTGGATGTTGTGCTATTCAGCAAAAGACAAGGCTGTACGAGCTTTAAAAGAAAATTTCATAGAAGGCGTTGATTATCAGCCGCTCGCCCAAAATGGTGAGCGAACGAGAGGCGGGCAAAATAAGATTGACTACTACCTCTCCGTCTCCTGTCTTGAATACTTCATCGCTCGCAAGATACGCCCTGTATTCGATGTGTATCGTGAAGTATTCCACAAGACAGCCGAAGTGCTGCCGAAAGTAGCCAAATCAAGCGCAGCAGACAAACGAAGAATAGCAGCACTTGAAAAAGAGCTTGAACGAACAAGGGAGGCTCTCCGCTGGACTAGAATAATCGAGCGACAGGAAGTAGAGCTAAAGTGCTCGTGTTTCCATTATCTCGTTAAAACGAAACAGTACGATAAATGGGAAGAATATAGAAGGACGGGAATAATCAAAAGATAACAGCCATGATTGAAATATTAATCGTGTTTGGTAGCCTATATGTGGGCTACCTCACTTTCCGCAAAAAGGGAGAGAAGTTATTTTATTAAGTAAAGTATAAAATCTAAAATCAAATAATATGAATGAAATTAAAATCTTTCAGAATAAGCAATTCGGAGAGGTAAGAATTGCAATGAATGAGAATGAAGAACCGTTATTCTGCTTGGCGGATGTGTGTAAAGTGCTTGAGTTAAGAGTAGATGCCGTACAATCAAGAATAAAGGATGCCCCCATTCGGTTTGGGGTCATAGATTCAATGGGTAGAGAACAGCAGATGAATTTTGTAACAGAAAAGAATCTATACAAAGTAATCATGCGCTCGGATAAACCACAAGCCGAACCTTTCCAAGATTGGGTATGTGGCGAAGTTCTTCCATCCATCCGCAAGCATGGCGGTTATATTACAGCCCAGCAGAATGATACTCCCGAAGAAATTATGGCACGTGCGTTGATTGTAGCACAAGAAACACTGAAACGAAAAGAGCAGCGCCTTATCGAAGCAGAAAGTAAAATTCAACAAGATGCTCCTAAAGTTCTTTTTGCTGATGCGGTCTCGACTTCCCAACGTTCTTGTTTGATCGCTGAATTAGCGAAGATACTACAGCAGAACGGTGTGAATATCGGTCAAAATCGTTTGTTCTCATGGATGCGTGATAATGGCTATCTCTGCCAAAAAGGCGACTACTACAATCAACCGACACAGAAATCCATGAAATTAGGGCTTTTTGAATTGAAGAAAACATCAATCACTAAGCCGGATGGTTCGGTGTTGGTTACCACCACAACGAAGGTTACGGGAAAAGGGCAAATCTATTTTGTGAATAAGTTTCTAGGGAAAGATGCCGCATAAATCAACAGGGCTACTTATCGGTAGCCCTAAATAACTTTTAATTATGAAAAAGAAATCCGACAAGCATATTATCCGCCCTGACACCTGTGCAAAATGCAACAACGGGCGAATAATTCCAACCGAGAAAGGCAATCCACGAGTAGTTTATTGTAGTTTCTTTAACCGTCGGTTTGTTGCCGACAGCAAAAGAAACTGTATTCATGCGTATTAATATGAAATCAATAAAAGAAGTAATCAACGAGATAGAACATATCCCGAAATGTCCGAGAAGTGGGGAGATTAACCTTTACTATATCATAAACTTAATAAGAGAAGATATGAAATAATGTCGAATGTAAAAACTGGATTTCTTTATTATAACTCCGATACTGACCGGTTCAAAGATATACGGATTAAAAGACTGAAAAAAGATTTAGGTTGTGACGGATTTGCCGTGTATGAATACTTATTGAACGAAATCTACCGAGTACAAGGCTGTTTCCTTGTGTGGGACGAAAGTACTGCCTTTGACGTAGCCGAATACTGGGGATTGAAAGAAAGTAAGGTGAATGAAATAGTACGTTACTGTTGCGCTGTGGGGCTTTTTGATAAAGCACTGCTCTCTAATGGGAATATACTGACTTCACCATCTATTCAATCAAGATACGTAGAGATGTGTATTCGTGCAAAACGCAAGGAAATCAAAATTCCGGAAGAATACAACATAATTCCGGAAGAATGTAGAATTATTCTGGAAGAATACCTAAAAAAACAGGAAGTTTGCCGCAATAGTATTAAAGTATATATAAAGAAACCTCCTAAAGGAGGTAAAGAAATTGATTTGAATCCAATCATTTTAGATAAGCCTATACAGGAATGCTATGAAGAATTATCTTCTAATAGCTCCTGGATAGAAAGTGTTGTGATGAACAAAAGGGCTTCCGGACATTTGGAACTGAATTTGGAAAGCTTTCAGGAATATCTTAAACTATTTTTTGATAAACTCCAAAATGAAGGCGAAACACATAAAAGCCCTAAAGACGGAATGGCTCATTTTTCCAGATGGCTGGATATTGAGTTGAACAAGCCAAAGCCTGATATGTACAAGATGGAAAACGAAGAATTATTAGCTTCTTTATCCGCCAGGAATGGAAGCTATTATAAGTTTCTTACCTACATTCAGAATTATGCACCGTATTGTTTTTCCAATATGCGAATGCCTTCTGAAAAAGAAGCGTTAATCATACGGGACAAATATGGGGATGCAGCTTTTAAAAAAGCGCTTCGTACTCTTGAAGGAAGGGTTGATATTCGTTCTAAGTGGGATGTTTTCTATTATGCTATTTTGAAACAATTTGAATACATGAACAATGGAAGTTAACGTGCAATTACGTGATGAGGATGCCGAAAAGCTAGTCCTTGGCACTATAATGATAAACCGTGATGCTTTTGAAGAAGTGAGGGAGATGTTGAGCAAAGAATGCTTCTATAACTCCTTTCATCAGGAAATTTATAAGGCAATTATTCAGGTCGCATCTTCTGGTGACAGACCGGATATGATTACGGTAAAGAATAAGCTGGTTGCTAACGGTATTAAATTTGAGCCATATCTGTTTGTAAGCATAGCTTCTAACCAAACGTTTGATTTGGGACAGTATGCCGCTCGTCTCCATGACCTTGCCATCAGACGGAAATTTTATGAGATTGGGCAATATCTTGTTTCAAACTCATATACTGAATCAGAGGATATATTGGATGTAACCAATACTGTTTCTGACCAACTATCTTCTCTTTTCAAATCAAGCAGCAGCGTAATATCAACTATAAACGAAGGGCTTGAGAGTGTATATCACATGATAAACGAGAATTTGAATGGCGGAAAGCCTTTGACCGGCACTCCTACCGGATTTGAGAAGATAGACAACAAATCGGGAGGACTTCAAAAATCGGACTTGATAATCATTGCCGGTGAGACTAGTCAGGGGAAAACGAGCCTAGCGGTATCTATCATGCGAAATGCGGCATCTTTAGGCGCCAAGGTAGCCATGTATTCGATGGAGATGAAAAAAGAGCAAATAACGGCTCGTATTCTTTCCATGGAAAGCGGAGTGCCAGCAAATGAGATCATGTATTCCCGTTTGACAGAATCCCAGTTGCAATCTGTAGACAAGGGAATCGGGAAAATATCAGGAAAGGGTATTTATTTCGATGATCGTAGCACCTCCAATATTGACACTATTCTTTCATCTATCCGGTATATGAAACTTAAATTCGGAATAGATGGCGCTATTGTTGACTACCTGCAGATTCTTAACGTAAACATGAAGGGAGCCAACAAGGAGCAACAAATGGGAGATGTGGCAAGGCGATTGAAGAATCTTGCTAAGGAGTTAGACATTTGGATTATTGCTTTATCTCAATTAAACAGGGACAATATGAATCCGGTTCCGTCTTTAGCAAGATTACGGGATAGCGGTCAGATAGCAGAAGCTGCAGATGTGGTCATGTTGGTTTACCGTCCGGAAGTGAAAGGTAAGTCATATCCGGGAGATTTTTCCCACGTAGATACAAGAGGTACGGCAATGATAGATATTGCGAAAGGTCGAAATATTGGTTTGCTGAAATTTATTTGCGGCTTCAATGCTTGTACTACATGTTTTTATGAGTTGGATAATATCCCCATTTCAAGTGGAATGGTAAGTGATGAAGAAGATTCTCCAGCTTTTTAACGTCATCGAATTAAAAGGCTCTTCACGAAGATGATACTTCAAGGTTATCCGGTAATCTGTAACGGCATTCATTACAACGGAAGACATCTGAAGCCTATGTGCAAACGATGCTCGTTATATAGCAGAGTAAAGCAGCCATCAAAAAGTTCATGGCGCATAAGTGTAATCGATAAATGTATTATAAATCATGTTAGTAGGAACAACAAATCTTAATACTACCCTCAACTTAACCTATGTGTTGACAGATGTCGTAGAAACCCTTCTCTATGATTTGAGAAGTGAAATGGGGAAGCAAGGCTATGAGTTGCGCCACGATGCGAAACGCAATTTCAACACAGCTATAGCTTCTATTCGTAAATTGAAACAGGACGTTGACAAAACCCAGTTCTCCACACAGGAGAACTTTGGAAACGACTCCGATTGCCTTCTTGCGTTTATCAGATTGTTGGTAGACCGGTGCGGAGACGATGATAAGAAAATGTTCGAGTTTTATAATTACATCAAGCGGTTCCCTTCACAACTTGGGTTGGAGCTGGCTGATGAGAAGAGTGTGTTTGCGCATATATTTGATAATTGATATTCATAACGATATAGATATGAGTGAACTAACAAAAATAATCTTCACCATTAATATAGTGGTACTATTTATTCAGTTAGGATTATCCATTGTATATAATTGGGATGAAGAAACTGAAAAAATAAGAGGATTGAAAAAATTACAGTAATAGGAGGTGCTATCACAATGGCTGTAATTGGGATTTCCGCTGTAGTTTTTCTTCTAAAATGGATATGGGAACAATAAGGTTTATAAATTCAAAACAATAAAGAAAGGAGATAAAATATGATACTTGCTACTGACAAGATGGTATTTGTCACCGATCAAGATAATTCAAACGAATACATTGAGAGTCTTATAACTGAGTATGGGACTAATCAATACTGTATAAAGATTGACCGTACGTTAAATCCACCATATTACCAATTATTCCACGAATGGAAAGAAGGTAAGCGGAAATTAAATCGTGAACTTTTCTCTTCCAGTAAGTTGGGAAAGATTGTAAACTACATAAATGAAAACATTCAATAAAGAACAAGAAAGGAATAAAATGACAATAGCATGGTTTAGTTGCGGTGTTACATCCGCAGTTGCTTGTAAGATAGCATTGAGTCTGTACAAAGATGTACAGCTTTACTACATAGAGACTGGCTCCGGACATCTTGATAACGCCCGATTTCTTGCGGATTGTGAAAGATGGTACGGTCAGCCAATACACACTATCCGAAGCGACAAATATACTTGTGTTGCTGATGTTTTACGGAAAGGTTTTATCAATGGTGCGCATGGTGCTGCTTGTACTCTTGAGCTGAAAAAGAAAGTCCGTTACAAGTTGGAAAAGGAACTTGGTTCTTGGGACGGTCAAGTTTGGGGCTTTGATTACGACCCTAAAGAGATAAACCGAGCCATCCGCTTTAAACAGCAATATCCTAATACAAAGCCACTGTTTCCGCTAATTGAAAAGCAGATTACGAAGCCGGATGCGATGGGTATGCTTTGGAAAGCTGGTATTGAAATCCCCACTATGTACAAGATGGGATACAATAACAACAACTGCATCGGTTGCGTGAAAGGTGGTATGGGATACTGGAATAAAATCCGGAAGGACTTCCCGGAAGTATTTGCTCAAATGGCGCAGATTGAGCGTGATGTTGGAGCTACCTGCCTAAAGGATAAAGACGGTCGTACCTTCCTTGATGAACTACCAACGTGGCGGGGCGACCCAGTAGAAGAGATTATACCGGATTGCTCGCTTATCTGCCAGATAGAGTTTCAAGAGATAATCGACAGACAGGTAGAGCGAGTTTTGAAAGGAGAAATTAGTATTAACGATGTAGCCTAATTAGGCTCAAAACAGAACAGTAATGAGCAAAAAAATAATACTTGACGCTTGTTGTGGAAGCCGGATGTTTTGGTTTGATAAGAAGAATCCAAACGTTTTATTCATCGATAATCGTAGTGAAACCGTCACGGCTAAGGATAGAAATAAAATTAGAACTATAGAAGTAAACCCCGATGTTATAGCAGATTTCACTAATTTGCCATTTGAGGATAATTCTTTCTATATGGTAGTGTTTGACCCACCGCACCTTAAAACACTTGGCGAAACATCATGGATGGCAAAGAAATACGGTAAACTACCGAAAGACTGGCAGTCACTCATACACGATGGATTTACTGAGTGTATGCGCGTCTTGAAGCCTAACGGCACGCTTGTATTCAAATGGAACGAGAGTGAGATAAAAGCTGCGGAAGTTTTGTCTGTTATCCCTTTTAAGCCTCTATTTGGGCACACCACAGGAAGACAAAGCAAGACGATATGGATGTGCTTTATGAAATTGCCAATTAATGAATGACAGAACAGAAATGAAGAAAAAGAAACTATATATCAGCCTGCCAATTAGTGGCTTCTCACTTAACGCCGTTGCCTTGGAAGCAGAAAGCTACAAGCTAATGTGGGAAGAGGACGGTTTTGAAGTTGTGACACCTTTCGATCTATCTCCAGATAGCGAAAAACCATACTCCTATCACATGGGGAAGGATATAGAAGGGCTTTTGGAATGTGACGTCGTTTATTTTGCACCTGGTTGGGTTGATTCAAAGGGGTGTAATCTTGAATATGCTGCCGCTAAAATTTATGGAAAAACAATTTATACATAAAAAATCAATAAGGAACATTATGGAAATAATCAAACTAACGAAGAAAGAAGAGGAATGGATTAAGGAGCTGAAGAAGTTAATCCGAAAGAAACCTAAGAATCTGATTCTCTTTGCTGATGGAAATTTAAATATCTTGAAACTTGATAAGGATGATAATGATGGAGTGGGCGAAAATGGAAGAATGAAAAGTGATAGAATAGTAGAAATTATTCTTAACGCCTGTGATGGAGGTGTATTTTAATTAGAGTAAAACAATATAAATATGAATAATATATTTACAATTTGCTATTCAGAAGAAGAGGCTAACGAAATTGGACATTTCATAATGCGAAAAGGCTATGAAGGTGTTCAAAATGATAGTTACAGATATTGTCGTGAAGCGATTCGGTGGGCTTTCAAACAAGCTAAAAGACATCATTCGTGTTTCATATATGTTGGCGTTAGAGGTTGTCAAATGACTGTATCAAAATCAAAGCGAGGTCTTAGACGACATGGTCTTAAATACATAGAGAAAAGGCGAATGTTTTACAAATTACTAAGTAAGTATTGATAAATGATTATGAAACAAGAAATAGACAACAACCTATTGGCTGACTGCTTTTAATCAACCATGAGAGAGAAATTCCTAGAAAAAGACTGGGAGATTAAATTATGGGCTTATTCCCTGTATAATGCGAATATGTGGGGGAGGAGTGTAAAGTAAAAGAGCGTCACCCGAACCACCAGATAGACGCCCTTCCCTAATGTCATAGTACAAATATACTATTTACTTTTAAAACTTGAGTACTATGATCGATCAAATTTCGGAAGCAAAATCTATTAAAGAACTTCAATTGTCTTTATTACATAGGAAGTCTTTGATATCAACTCCTATTCTTACTGATTTAAAGCAAGTAAATCGTATCTATGAAATGTTTAATCAAATTGATTCGTATCGAAATCCTGATGCAATAAAAGGAAGTGTAATTCAAAAGAAGAGATTTTGTTTTATTATCCTCCGAATATATTCTCCTGGAACAATATTATTCAATGAACCTTTAGTTAAGGGATTAAGGAAGCAAATATCACAAACTCTCGGAGTGAAATGTCCTTCGGCAATTTCTGACTATTGCGAAAATGTCATTTCTTATTATAGGATTTATAAAGGATTTAGGCAGAAACTGGATTATCTTTACGATGAAATAATATGTTATCTGAAGGCTGAAAAAATAATAAGCTAGAATATGACAAAGAGAGAATATGTTTCAATATCCAAGGTTTATCCCAATGATGGTCAAATAGAGGGATTACCGAAGAATCCCAGACTAATCAAGGGAGAGAGATTTCGTAAACTTTGCAAATCGATAAAAGAGCTTCCCGAAATGACAGAAGCAAGGGATATTCTTGTTTACCCATATAATGGCGGATACATTGTAATTGGGGGAAATATGCGTTTGCATGCTTACAGGCATTTAGGATGGAAAGAAGTGCCATGCTGTATTTTACCGGAAGGTATGCCAGTAGAAAAGCTTCGTCAAATGCTTATTCAAGACAATAATCCCTTCGGAGAGACAGACTGGGATATGATTGCCAATGAATGGGACAGCAAAGAACTTGATGATTGGGGATTTGAGGTGTGGCAGGAGCCGGAACAAAAGTATTCAGAGCCTAGTTTAGAGGAACAACAGGAAGAAGAAAGCGAAGAGGATATAGAAAAGACTGATTTCTACGATATGATGCTTGGTGACAGGATATATGACAGCAATAATGATTTTGATATTCCCAATTTAAGAGCGGACGAACAGCCAGTAAGCGGTCTTGTAATTCCTTTATCAGCATGGGGGGCTGATACCAGGCAGAAGAAAGGAATATCTACTTATCATTTCTATGTGGAAGATTACAGGTTTGAAGCAATATGGAAAGACCCAACAACTGTCCTAAATAGCGGTTGTGAGGCTGTCATAGAGCCGAACTTGTCTTTGTTCGATACAACCCCTGTTGCCTACGGATTACATCAGATATACAAGAAAAGATGGATTTCCCGCTATTGGCAAGAATGCGGTGTGAAGGTATGGGCTGATTTGAATGTAGCAAAGAAGTTTCAAAAATGGAATCGTTTAGGTATTCCTGATGGGTATAATGCTTTTGCTACCCGTGGATATTCTGACAGGCAGGAGTATTTGAAGGAAGAAATACAGATTGCTCGTGAAATATCGGGAAAGGATATTCCCAATATGATAGTTTACGGTGGTGGAGATAAAATAAAAGATATATGCGTGCAAAACAGCATTATATATGTCGAACAGTTTATGGCTAACAGAATTAAGAAAGGAGATTGAAATGGCTAAAACAAGTGTAGGGGTTAGAGGAGGATCAAGTAAAAGTTTTTCGGGAGATGCTCGTACTCTATTTAGTAATATAGAAAGAGGCTACGGACGTCAAATTGATTTCTCCGGTTATCAGACCAAAAAACTTCAAAGTTTACAGAGATTAGGAAAAAGCTACAACCCAAATGAAAGGACGGCAGCTATACAAGCATATAATTCTTATGTAAACAGGGTTACAGGTGGGGCATACCGCTCTATTGAACACAGTTCGCTTGAAGGGGCAAGGTCTGAATTAATAAAGACTGCTCAAAAAGCATCTGCATACAGAAACTTAAATGCAATAACAGAAGAGCTAAAACGAAGGAGGAAGAAATAATGGCAAAGACATCAGGAGGAATTAGGGGGGGGGGCAGTGTAAAATCTTCCCGTAGAACTGGGCCGGGATTTACCGAACCTATTCAGGGGCCTACAAAAGCGAGTTCCAATGCAACAGAGATTCAATATGTATTTGTTGACAAGATAACTGGGAATGAGTCTAACGGTTATATTAGTTCTGATGTTGCGAAAAAGGCGATAAAACAAGCCGAAAGAAGCGATAAGGATGCTGGTATATATGAACCCGATAATTATTATATCCAACGAATAGAAGTAATGAAAGGAACTAATCGCTCTACTAAGTACAGAGGGTGGTAATTTAGTAAGAAAATAAATAGAAAACGGCGGGAAAACGGCGGAAATAGAGATGGGAAAATTTGAAGAAGGAAATAAAAAAGGAAAAAAATTTTCGTCTGATAACCAACCTCCAAACAGAGGTCGGAAGCCTAAGTTATATACTATCGCCAAGAAAGCTTATAATCTATCGTATTCCGATTTTAAGGATATGCGATGTTATCTTATGCAGTTATCCCGTAAGGAATTGGAAGATATATCGAAAGCAGTTGACACTCCTATATGGATTGCTATCTTGTGTCGTTCGTATTTAAAAGGAGCTTCCAAAGGAGAAACACAGACATTGGAAGAAACGAAGATGGACTTATGGGGAAGAGAAGTTACATCAATCAAGGATAAAAACAGTCCAGTGGCTGAAGAACCTCCAAGAACGTTAACGAAAGAGGAAGCAAAAGAACTTTGGAATTCACTGAATGATGAATATTAGAAACATTGACATAGAGCGTACTTTTTGTCTATCTGGAATGCTGAATTTTACAAGATACGTATTTCGGAAAAAGACAGGGAACAAGTTTATTATAGGCGAGCATCATCGTATTATATGCGATGCGCTTGATAAAGTTGTCAAAGGTGACATAAAGCGGCTTATTATCAATATTGCTCCACGTTACGGTAAGACCGAGCTTGCTGTCAAAAACTTTATAGCATACGGCTTGGCTTTAAATCCCAAATCAAAGTTTATCCATCTCTCATACTCCGATGACCTTGTTTTGGATAGTTCCAAAGAGATAAACACTATTGTACGCTCTGATTATTTCCAAAGATTGTTTCCTGAATCGGTGACAGATAGCACTAATGCAAAAAAATGGAACACAAACGTTGGTGGGGGGCTTTATGCCGTTAGTTCGGCTGGGCAGGTGACAGGATTTGGTGCAGGTCAGATAGATGACCCCGACGACAAAGAGGAAAAAGAGATAAATGACTTTATGCCTGGATGGGATACCAAGTTTGCCGGAGCTATTATAATTGATGACCCTATAAAGCCGGAGGACGCTTTGTCTGACACGATAAGGGAGAGGGTCAATAATCGTTTCGAAACCACAATAAGAAACCGTGTAAATTCAAGAAATACGCCTATTATAATTATTATGCAAAGGTTGCATGAGCATGACCTTTGTGGGTATCTTCAAGAAATAGAACCGGAAGATTGGACTGTTATTTCACTGCCTTGTATTCAACATGACGAGAATGGTCAAGAAAAAGCTCTTTGGGAGTTTAAGCATACTTTGGAAGAACTTCACAAAATTGAATCTGCGAACTCTTTTGTTTTCGATACTCAATACATGCAAAATCCGACTCCGATAGAGGGCTTGATGTATCGTGAGTTTCAAACTTATGATACAATCCCATATTATAAGGACTCTGAAAAGAAAAATTACACAGATACAGCAGATACTGGATCTGATTATCTCTGCTCGATATGTTACGTAGATACTCCAATTGGGAACTTTGTCACCGATGTTTTATACACACAAAAGCCAATGGAGTACACAGAGCCCAAAACGGCAGAGATGATAACTCGGAATGCAACAGACTGGGTTGATGTAGAAAGCAATAATGGTGGGCGTGGATTTGCTCGTAATGTAGAGAAGCAATGCCGCGAAATGGGCAATACAAAAACCTTTATTAATTGGTTTTGTCAAACAGATAATAAGCAAGTGCGCATATTTACAAAATCAGCCGATGTCAACAATATGACATTTTTCCCGGTTGGATGGGAAAGAAAATGGCCGGAGTTTCACAATGCGATAGCCAAGCACCGGAAAGAGGGAAGTAATTCTCACGATGACGCTCCGGACGCTCTTACTGGATGTTTTGAAAAGCGTAAGATTAGAGTTAAGAAACAATATTCAAAAGAGGATTTAGGAATATTTTAAATTTATGATCATATGAACTTTGTAGAAGCCGTATTCAACTTATTGCGTAATAAAACGTTGAATTCACTTGGAGTGGAAAGAGATTTGATGAAACTTATTCAGGATAAGGACATCAGCCAGGTTCAAACCTTGCTGCAAAATCGTGACATGGATGTAATAGAAGCCATAGAAGAATACAATCCCGAAACTCACAAGGTAAATAAAAGGAAAGATAAACTGCGCAAGAACAAAGAACCTTATAGGGTAGAGAAGCTTCCTCGTACAAGGCAGCGATATATTAACGAGGTTGAATTATTTTTCTTGTTGGGCAATCCTATTAAGTGGAAGAATGATGTAAATGGGACGGATGAAGCTTTCAAGGCTTACAATAAGTTCCTTCAGGGCACCCGCTTCCATACAACAATGAGACAGGCAAAGCGTTTGGCAGGTTCAGAAACAGAAAGCGCAAAAATATATCATATATACGACGACAATGGGAAGCCGGGAGTTAAAGTATTGGTTATCTCAAAATCCAAAGGATACACTCTCAGGCCTCTTTTTGACCAATATGAAAATTTGATTGCTTTCGGATATGGATATAATTTGAAAGAAGGGGGTAGAACGATTGAGCATTTTGATATTGAAACACCAGCATATATTTTTCGATGTAAAAAGGCTAATATAGGTTGGGAAGTCATTCCATTGGAAAATCCTACAGGTAAAATCAATGTAATCTACTACAAACAGGATAAAGCCTGGCATGGGACTCAGCCTAGATGTGACCGGGAAGAACATATTGACTCAAAAGCGGCCGATACAAACAATTACTTCGCAGATCCTAAATTGAAAGCTACTGCCGATGTTATTCAGTCTTTAGCAGAAGCCGATACCGCCGGTGAAGTTATTCAGATGAACTCAAAAGATAATAGTTCCGTAGAGTATTTGGTTCCGCCTGAGTATTCTTCTATGAAAGACAGCGAGAAGAAAGATCTGAATAACTCAATCTTGTTTGATTCATTTACACCCGATTTTTCGTTTGAAAACATGAAGGGCATGGGTACACTGTCGGGAGAAGCTTTAAAGCGTGCTATGACGCTAGGATACATCAAGAGAGATAATTTGAAAGAGATATACGATATTCTAGTTGACCGTGAGAAAAATCTTATTCTTGCTATCATGATGAATGTTACTCATATTCATTTGAGAGAACAATTGGCGAAGATGAATATAACACATGAATTTGCAGAACCATTCAACGAAGATAAGGAAAAACAATGGGCGTCTATTGGAAAGCTTTATTCTGATGGTATTATTTCTTTAGACTTAGCTGTCAATATGCTTGCTCTTACCGATGCGCCACAAAAGGAAATAGAACAAATTAAGAATGAGAAACTAGATTCTATAAATAATGTTGGTTTAGTTAATGAATAAGTCAAAAAGGACAATATTCATGGTGCATGATTAGAAAAATTACGGGGGTTATACAAAAATTACAGGAAAAGTAGAACAGAATAATTATTGGCATGATTTAAGGCTGAAAAAGTAGGTTCTCTGCAAAAATCTGACACTTGGTGAAGTGTCATTTATAAGCGCCAATAACATTTCTGTTTTTTCTTTCTCTCTCGTAATTTTATGCAAGAATTTTAAAGAACTAATCATGAAAGAAAAAATTTTCCAAGCCTTAAAACTAGCTTATGTAAATCTAGGGTTAAGTGATGAGATTTTACAGGGACAGGCGGATGCCTTGGCGGCTATCGGCTTAGTAACTGACGATAATTTGGCAACTGTTGTACAGGGGCAAAAAGCATTTCTAGCCTCTCTTCAGAGCGGTATTGACAAACGGGTAACCGATGCGGTCAATAAAGCAAAGGAGAAAGAGGCTGCTAGTGGGGGCGAGCAGAACAAACAGCAACCAAACGAGGAGCCTGAGTGGTTCAAGCAGTACAAACAACAGCAGGAAGAGCGTTTTTCTTCTCTTCAAGAGGAAAATGAGACATTCAAGGCTGAAAAGTTACGTGCTGAAAGAAACGCTCTTATTTCCTCAAAAGCAAAAGAACTGGGGATACCTGAGTGGCGAATGAAAGAGGGGTTTGCAATTACCGATGAAATGGATGAAACGGCAATTAATACCTATCTGTCAGGAGTCAAGCAGAATATTGTAACCGCAGGGCTTGAGAAAAAAGATTCGGCATTTCCCCTGTCTACTCCTGCCGAAAAAAGTAAGGAGTTGGCTAAACAGTGGGCGGAAAGTTTGCCGGATGCTAACTAAAAAAACAAAGAATTATGGCAATTGAATTTGAAAAAGGAAAGATTAAGGGTGGATTCCCTGTTTTTTGGAGAGGTGAATGCAAGGTTCTTCCGGGAGACTTCAAACTCAAGCAGACATTTCCAGAAGGTACTTTGATTAGAAAGGGTACTCCTATTGCGTTGGATTTCGCAAAGATGGAATGTACAGTGTGCAAGGCCGTGAAGATTGTCTCTGGTGGTACAACTTCGGCTCCAAGAGTGGTAAAGGGAAGCTTGGTTCAGATTGGGGACAAATTGAAAATCGGAGAAAATGAGCAGACAATCAACAACATTGACAAGACGAATGCGGATTACGATGTTCTTACATTAGCTGCCGCTCTGACTGGTGCTACTGCCAATGCTTTTGCAGTTGTTGGTGCTGACGTTCCAAACGCAGTCGTTGAGACGGATAAAGAGTATAAAACTAATATGGATTTTCAAACTGTCTCAGCAGGTTATGACGTGGTTATCCTTAGAGAAGTAGCTTATCCGATGCCGGAAGAATGGCTGTTGGGCGGATGGTGCATGAAGAATAACCCTAGTATTAAATATGTAAGACAATAAGCTATGCCGGGATTATTTTATAGTTCTATTTTTGGCGAACTTACCAAACAGGTACAGATTCGCATTGATGCCGCTTCTGAACTAAGAAAGCGGTTGTTTGACCAGAATATCTACGAAAGATTTCTGACGTGGGATACTCCTACAATCGGCCTTAATTTTGAGGAATTAATCGGGCAGTACAATTTGAGCGTTGCCGCTGCCACCTTGGATTCCAAGGGCAAGGAACCTATTATGGGAACCGATGGTCTTGAGACGTTGAAGGAAAAGGTTTTGAACCATCAAATGAGTTACTCAATGCCGATTGAGGATTATCGTAAGATTCTTCAAATCCTTGATTCAAGAATGCTGACCGATGACCAGAAGACGCAGCAATTAATCAATTTGATGTGGAATAATATCACAAAAGTGGTTAACTCTGTCCAATCTAAACTGGACATCATTTTCCTTGGTGCCCTTTCCAACAAAGGTGTGTTTACTTTCGATGCGAACAACAACCCGGAAGGTGGTGTAAGAGGTGCGATTGACTACAAGATGCCATCGGAGAACATCGCTAAGGCTACGGTCGATTGGACACAAGGCAATGAAGGCGTTGTAGACTGTTTTGAAGATTTGCAAGGCATGCTTGATTCTGCTCAGGATAAGGTGACATTTGATAAGATTCTTCTTTCTCAAAACCGTTTGTCATTCATCCTCCGTAACAAGAAGATGAAACAGGTGATTTTTGGTGTGGATAAAGCTTCGACTCCTTTGTTATTGTCTAACCTGAATGAGTTTATGCGCCAAAATAACTTCCCGGAATTTGAGGTTATCAGACGTATTACGAGGGTTCAGGATAACGGTAAACTGAAAGAGTACACTCCATGGAATGATAAGAACCTTGTGTTTATTCCTGCCGGGAAACTCGGTGTTATTAAGAATGCATATGCAGACAACGAATTGCGTCAAGAGCCGGGTGTAACTTATTCTAATTTTGGAAGAATCCGTATCTCTCAATGGGGTAAAGGAGAAACCGACAATTCAAATGGCGTTGAGTTTACCAAAGCACAATCGCTGTCATTACCGGTTATCACTGAAATTAACGGTATTTACTCATTGACTGTTGAATCGTGACAATAGGTGACTACATAAAGCAATGTTTTTCTTCATTTGGAGACATTTCAGATGCGGGAATAGAAAAGTTTGCGTTGGAACTGGGTCTTGTTCCCGGCTCCGATGCCGACTTGGAAAGCAAGAAGACTGTTTCTGATTCTGTAAACAAGTTCATGAACAAGATTCTTATGCATCCTACTTCCGTATCCGAGAACGGGCATTCCAAGTCATGGGGAGTGGACAGTTTGGAGAATTACACCAAATATATGTTCAAACTCTACGGAATAACCCCTGATGATGAGACAGCTTCCTTGGTGGGACTTAGCGTAATTAAAGACGCTTCAAATATTTGGTGATATGCTAGAATCTGCGCCACATAAATTGCAATTATTGGTTATTGTACCGGAACAGAACGATGAGTATAACCGACCAATACCGGGAACCGGTGGAGAGTCTTGGCAAGATGTAACAGATTGCTTCTGCCATGACAACTCCCAACAAAAGGAAGTCTCTGTTAATGGTGAACGCTGGGTGTATAATTACCATGTGGTTTATGAAGGTGATAAGATTGCTTTAGGCTCGCATGTTAGATGCCTGGATGCTGCCGGAAAGATTATCGGAGAAGGAGACGTGAAGAAGAATGCCGAATGCTATTTGGAGGAGTTGGAAGGTAGATGTGATATTTGGATATGATTGTAACGACTGACATAGCGAATATAATCTTTAAGGATTGCAAGGCTTTCGGAATCTCTGAAATGTATCAACGGGGAAATATCCCTGAAGGTGAAGTAAAGACCGAGAGAATTGTAATATACCCCAAAGCTCAACAACCGGATGCTTACTGGGAAAAAGGATATGTTGAAGTAAATCTTTGCGTTCCTGTAACAAAGACAGGTAAGGCAAATTTGATTCGCTTGAATGAACTTGAAAGGAATGCAAGGGAGATGTTCAAAGATGGCATTGTCGGACAATATGATGGTTCTTGGTATCGTTACTCTTCTGAAAGTATCGGAATAGAAGAAGACAAAGAATTATGTTGTTACTATGTAAATGTGAAATTATTATTTGAAACTCTAAACGTAAATTGAAAAGATATGAAACCGTTTATTGGAATTAAAAAGATTTGGTACGGTGATGTTATAACTACCGCTGTCACTAAAAGCTCTCTTAAAACATGGTTAGGCACTGCCACGGAAGTTGAGAACTCCCATCAAGATACTTGGGCGTATACAGAGGATGATCCAACCTATACCGACTATATTAATGAGTTGAATGGTAGCATCTACTATCGTGATGTTACTCAAAAAGGAGCTAAAACAATCGCTTTCACCATGGGAGTTTTCTCCTTTGATGACAAGGTTGACTTGGAAGGTGGTGAAAAGATTGATACTGATGCTGGATGGGCTTCTTCTGACACCCCGGGAATTGTAAATAAGGCAATCGTAGGTCAGACAAAAACAGGCAACTATATTGTATTTACCAATGCTGCTGTTATAGCAAAAGGTAATGCGGTAGAAAAGAATATCGGTCTGGGTATAACAGCGGTGGCTATGGAAAATCCGAATTCCGGTGTTAAGAGCGACTATCTGTTCGATGGCGAAAAGGTGGAAGCTGCATGAACTGATGAAAAGGTAGCTATTGCTTCTTCTGAATCGCCTTCTCTAAATAGTTATTCAGCTAGGTCAAGGCGGGTGAACGCTGGGAGTGCTGTAAACTATGGCTCTTTAGGAGAAGACGGAACGCAACCGTCAGAGACATTATCTATATTGTAAAGTGGTGAGGGGTGAGGATTTGTGTTTCTCGCCCCTTTTTAATAAATATCATTATGAATAAAGCAGCTATACTTGTATCTGAAGCTATCACAGGAAAAGATTTCATGCCTATAATTGTAAACGGGAAAATGTACCGTGTAAATCCACCAACCATCCATAAAATAGCCGGTGCTTCGGCTTATCTCTCCGTCTTGGAAGATAACAAGGATATTGCGGGGGTTATTTCTTCATTAAAGGATATTTCCGTCGCTTCTCGTGCACTTTCTTGGTTTATTGAAGGAAATGATAGTCTGGAACAAGAATTATCAAATGGGACATTAGAAGAAGTTTTGTATGGGCTTACGGCAGCTTACTCTCTAATCTCTGTAGAAAATTTTACAATGCTGTTGGATTTAGCAAAGAACGTAGCAAATCTGACAGCAAGACAGAAGTTATAGGGAATGATTGTATGTTAGGACAAATTGCGTCGTTCATGGAAAATCTTCATCTCTCTTACGATGAAGTAGTTTATAAAATACCATATCGCAATTTGGTTATTATGCAAAAAGATAAGTTACATACCGTATATGATGGGGAGGTACTAACAGAAGTATCGGATGAGGATTTCTTTAAAGGAAAAGTTAAGTTTGATGAGTAATGAAAGTAACAGTGGATTTGTCCGGTCTTGATGAATTCGTCGAAGAAGTAGATGAGAATGCTACCGAATTGATGAAAGAAGCAGCTCATAATGCCGTTAATACTCAGAAAGAGCGTAATGTGAGCAATAAGAAAACCTATCAGAATCACACATGGAACTTGCGTAACGCTCCCGGAGCAGCCGTTGTTCGTAATGGAAAGATTGTCGATTTGTATGTTCCGGCAGATGGGGGACATTCAGAAGCGAAAGGAAAGACGGAAAATCTTTTAATCTACGGGAAACATCCTAAAGATGGTGTTGTTGCTGCGGACGGTATGGAATATGCAAGTTTTGTATCTAGTAAGGGGTTTGATGTTATGGATTCGACAAGATTAACCCTAGAGAAAGAATTAAAGCAGTCATTTGGTAACGATAATGTAAAAGTCACATGGCAGGAATGAAATTTAATGCAGATATTGACCTTGAAAAGATTGTCAAACTGCGTCAGGAAATAAACAAGTTAAAAAAGTCACTTATTGCCGTAGCCGGTATACCCAATAGTGATGCGGCAATAAAACAGCTAGAAAGTGAAATAGAGAGAGCAACAAAGAAATTATCCGAATATGAAGACCGTTATGTCAAATTACAGAAGATAAAATACGATATTGATTCTTCTAATAGTACGGTTAAAAGAGTAAAAGAAGAGACTTTTGCTTTGCGGTCTACTAATAAATGGATTATCGCCAATACAGAATCAGTTAAGGAGGCAGATAGGCAGGTAAAGCAATTAAAGAAAGATTTTAGTGCGCTTTCTGATGAAGAGAAAGTAGGAGATATTGGTACAGCAAAAATTCGCCAGATTCAACAGTTAGCTGCTCAAAGACTAGTAGAGGAAGAAGCTGTCAGAAAAACGATTAAAGCACAAAAAGATCAGATAATTCAAAGTAATGCAGAAGAAGGTAGTATTACGGCATTAAGAAAGCAATTAATTCTTTTGATAAAGGATTATGATGATCTTGGACGGATAAGAAGGGGAGGAGATGCCGGAAAAGCATTGCTAACCCAAATATCGAACGTTCAAAAGGAATTAAATGCAGCAGAGCAGGCTTCTGGAAGATTTCAGAGAAATGTAGGTAATTATGCAAGTGCGTTTAATGGATTAGGTTTTTCTGTTCAACAGGTAGCACGTGAATTACCCTCACTTGCAATTAGCGCAAATACATTCTTTCTAGCAATATCTAATAACCTTCCAATATTAGTTGATGAGATTGCGAAAGCTAAAAAGGAATATGCTGCTTTTAAGGCTGAATTGGCGGCTGGGAATAAAGATGTTAAGGCTGTCGCTCCCGTATGGCAACAGCTTACAAAATCTATTTTAAGTTGGCAGACGGCTCTTGTTGTTGGGCTGACTTTGCTTTCTGTATATGGGAAAGATGTAATTAAATGGATTGGAAGTTTAGGAAAAGCAAAAGATGTCACCCTTGATTTGCTTTCAGCCGAACAAGAAATGGCATTAGCTAGAAAATCGGCATGGGGTAATATCGCTAAAGAACAATCTCAACTCGATATTCTGTATAACAAATTAAAGAATGTAACTCTTTCCACTACAGAGAGGAATGCGGCTATTCGTGAGTGGGTTAAAAACTATAAGACTCATAGCGATATACTGGACGGCGAGAAAGTAAGTATAGATAAGCTAAAACAATCTTATGCTGCATTATCTAAAGAAATATACAATAAAGCTGTTGCTGATAAGTATTCAGAAAGAGCCGCTGAACTAGCTGTGAAAATAGCAGATGCACGGACGAAAGCAAACTATCAACTTAAGGACGTATTAGAAGCAGAAGCTAAATCTGAAAATGCTCAAAGGGAATATGAGGAAAAACAGAGACAATACGGAAATACAGATAATTATGATGAGCAACAAGAGTTGTTAAGGTTTAAAATGGCTGCATCTACTGCGAAGAATCAGTTAAATAGTCAACAGAAGATACAAGAACAATTAAAGAAGAATTTAGCGAATCTTACTGACACTTACAATGTTTTTATAGATCAGATAAACAAATATCAACCGTTTGCAGCTCCTAAAGAAGGAACTTATGATTATTGGCAACAACAGGTTGAGATAGCCGATAATGCATTGAAACAAATTCAAGATTCTTATTTAAAGGTTTTAAAGTCAGGAAGTACCCAAGGTGTACCGGAAGAAGTTGTAAAACAATATGATGCTCTCATAAAGCAGAAGACAGAAGCCGAAGAGAAACTAAAAATCTATGATGATAAAGGGCTTTCTAAAGAGTATAACTCTATCGTTGACCAGAATCAAAAAATCTCTGACCTCATAGATAAGCAATCCATCGAAAGAAAGCGGCGGGAAGAAGATTTGGAAAATCAGGTAATTCAGTCCCGTATTGATGCTATGGCAGACGGAGAAGCCAAGATTCGTGCTCAACGTGAGTTGGACAATAAGAAGGAAATACAGGATTTAAAACGTCAGAGAGAAGATTATATCCGGACAGAAATTGAGTACCAGAAGAGGTTGTTCGATGCCCAGGAAGATTTGAATGCCAAGAAGAGTAAAGACTATAAGAAAAAGACATTCGATCCATCTTCTGTTAAAGTTGATACGTCTAATTGGGATTCTATAATAGAAAACCAAGAGAAAAAACAAATAAAAGATTTATATACAGCAGAAGCTAATGCAATGCGAGAATATTTGAAGGAATATGGTACATTCCAACAGAAAAAGGAAGCCATAACGAAAGAATATAACGACAAGATAGCCAATGCTACTACTGAGGGTGATAAGAAGATTCTTCAAAAGCAGATGGAAGAAGCATTGTCTTCTGTGGATATGGATAAGCTCAAACAAGAAATCAATTGGGAACTTATCTTCAGTGATTTGAACAAGGTTTCCAAAAAATCACTTGAACAGGTAAAACAACAGCTAAAGACTTTCAAAAACTCTGATGAATATAAGAATATGGCTGTCGACCAGAAAAAGGTGATTGACGAAGCATTGAATAATATTCAGAGCACCATCATTGACAAAGGCGGTTTACTTGGCGATTTGCCGGAGCAACTGGAGGCTTTACGCATTGCTCAAGACGAACTTAAGCAAGCGCAGGATGAGTATAACAAATCTCTCAAAAGTGGTACAGATGCCGAGAAAGAAGCTGCTCTCAAAAAGAAAAACAAAGCCGAGAAGAATGTTCAGAATGCGGAAACGAATGTAACCAGAAGTGCAGACAAGACTTACCAAAACCTGATAACATTGGCTGATACCATTACGCAGCTTGGAAGCTCATCCGAAATGTCGTTGTCACAAATAGGAAGTCTTGCGTCCGGTCTTATTGATACGTTTACCGAAGCAGGCAGTAAGATTGGTGGTATAGTCGGTGCGGTGTTCTCTCTGCTTGACGGAATAGAAAAACAAGGTTTCGATGGATTTGTCAAGAATGTTTTTTCAAGCGTTTTTGGGGCCGGTGCGAGTATGTGGAACACAATTACCTTCGGCGGTTTCAATAAACTGTTTGGCATAGGAGGTAATGCAAAGGAGGTGCAAGATACTATTGATCGATTAACCGATCGCAACGAAACGCTGCAAACAGCTATTGAGGACTTGACGGATGTAATGGAAGCCAGTAAGGGGACAAAATCTGTTGCTGCATATACCGATGCTAAGAAATTACAAGAGGAGACAGAAGAAAATTATAAGAAGATTGCGCAAGAACAGGCAAGATATTCCAACTCCCATCATAGCTGGAACTATTATTGGGGTGGATTTAATCAAGATGAAATAGCTCGTTTAAGCAGTCAGATTGGTCGGAATTGGAACGGTGATATATGGTCACTTTCTCCCGAAGAAATGAAAATGCTACGCAGTAATGTTGATATGTGGGAGAAAATTCAGAATACAGGGAAAGGTAATTATGGGGGTCGCCTGACAGAAAAGTTAAATGACTATATCGACCAAGCTGGAAAGATGGAAGAACTTACTAATAAGCTGTATGAAGGTCTTACCGGGATATCATTCGAGTCTATGTATGACAGTTTCATTGACACTCTAATGGATATGGATGCAAGTGCAGAGGATGCAGCCGACAATATTGCTGACTATTTTATGCGTGCAATGCTTTCCAATAAGATTGGTGAATTGTATAGCGAGAAATTGAAAGCATGGTGGGAAAAGTTTGGCAAGTCTATGGAAGATAATGAATTGACAGAATCGGAAAGGGAAGCTTTGCAGAATGAGTATATGCAATATGTTGAAGAAGCCATGAAGATCCGTGATGAAATCGCTGCAGCAACCGGATACACAGGAAGTTCTTCTTCCTCTTCCCAAGAAACTTCAAAGAAAGGTTTTGCCACCGCTTCGCAAGATTCAATAGACGAACTTAACGGACGTTTCACAGCATTGCAAATTGCCGGAGAAGAAATAAAGAATCAGAACCAACAGCAAACGATGTCTATTCTTGAACTGAAAGCGGAAATGCTACCCATCATAGCCAATACTTCCGGGATAAAGGATATTGCCAGTGAGACACGGGATTTGTTACGGCTTTCTTATGAAGCTATAGTAGACATTAGAGATAACACTAATGTGATAGTGAAGCCTATTCAGCAAATGGCTTCGGATATTGCAGAGGTTAAACGAAATACTAATGGATTATCAAAGAGATAAAGCAGCAATAGGCGGAGCATTATCCGCCTATTACAACTATTATATAATTGACAGTGAAGCCTTTTTCATGACATCTCCAAGTTCAGATAAAGCCAATGATAATGTTTTAAGTTCTTCTTGGGTGAAATCGGCAGGCCTACCATTTATCAGATTCCCGTTTATCCGCTGATATAACCATTGGCGAGACTTGCCAAAATAATGTTCTGCTATATAAGACATTGAAGCAAAATCCAACACTTTATCTAGTTTTTCTTTTCTTTCTGCAATTTTAGCCAGTTTTCTTGCTTCATCTACAGCCTGCTGTGCACCCTTTTTAAACTCGTTCAAGAACTCCTTTTTATCAGAAGGTGATAAAGAGTTTACATACGCATTAAAACGCTTTTTGTGCTCTAATTTTGCTTGTTCGGTCTTTGCCTTTGCAAAATCATCTTTCCACTTTTTAAGTTCTTCTTTCGCATTCATACGGATTTACCTTTATAAGTTAAAGAGAAAATGGTAGCCCCTATGGGGGACTACCTTTTTCTTTCAGCTTGTTTTTGGCATCAATCAAATCGTCTAGCGCATCATTGATTCCTTCTTCAAGCTCCTCGTCTGAAATCCATTCGGTTTCCCGTAGTGCATCCCAGTTGAGGGAAAAGAAGCTAAGGTCTTGCTCCGCAGCTTCAATTCGAGCCTTTAGCTCTTTTTCATCAGTCATATAAAGATCGCGATTCTTATGACACCACAAAGATAATAACCATTTGGTAATTAAACAAGCTTTTAAGAAGATATTTCAATGCAATATGAGATATTTAACTTTTGGAAAATAAAAAGCCCCGAACCTTTATTGGGACGGGGAGAATCAGTTTTCATGACTTAATAGTTAGTCTTCATTAGCTTCGTATGACGTAGCGATAGTATATGCCCATGGCTGTATTTGCCTTCCATCATCCAAGCTAGACACCTTGCATTTTATTACACTTTTATCAGATTTAAAATGATATTCAAAAATCTTAAATCCATTCATTATTTCTTGACTAATAATAAAATCATCTTGTTTTGTATAATCACTAGATGAGTTATCGAATGAGTATATATCTACTGTATTAAAAAAAGGTTCTCCATACATCTCTTTTAGTTTCGTTACTTCCTTTCTAAAATCAGTCATACAAGTAACTAATAATTGTGGATATTGAGCAGAATACTGATGGGAAGTTTTTGTTACTCCTTTATAAAATATATCGTTAAAATAGTAATAATACTTATTGGTATAATTGTTCACTATGTACTTATCATAAGAAGAAGTAACATAAAAAGGTGAATATTTTTCTCTCATATTTATTACTTCTCTACTATCTCCATATCTTGCGACGTAATAATCAGATGTGTTTAGGGTTATATCGCTATCCCACTCTTCATATTGATTAGGGCGTGCATTAAAAGTAAAAACTTTATTTACTTCAATTTCTTCGTTCTCATTTAGAGGAGCCACCACATATTTATACGAATAAGCTCCTTCATTAAAATCTAATGATGGATATTTTTTTGTTTTGACAAAAATAAAGTAGCTTTTCCCAATTTTTGCTTTATCAAAAACATAAGTCCACTTATCATCTTGGGTAGCAACGGCTTTTACTTCTACATTATTCTCGGTGTCATAAGCAATACCAACCTTATTAATATCCTTTTTCTCAATATGACTTCCCTCATATATTTCAATTAATGCTGGTTGCCGCATGGCTTGATCATCCTCATAATATGAATCTCTTCCTTCAACTTGTATTTTTATAGAGGAATATTTGATTATCTCTTCCGCTTCATCATCTGATGAACACGCTATAAAAACAAACATTGGCAACATAGCCAATAAGAATAGAATTTTCTTCATGATTGTGTGTATTTTAGTGTTTTACAATTATTTGGCAAAGATACGTTTAAATATCTTTATTTATCAAATAATTTACAATATATCCTCATGCGTCACGTAAAAAAGTTGTTTTTTCTTGCATTTTTCAAAAATAGTTTGTATGTTTGCGGCGTCTAAAAATCATAGCGGTACGAAGCCGCAAACATAGCGGCATTTTTTGTGCCCATACATATTGATTGTATCTTAAAATATTAAAGATATAACTGCACCGTGTCGGGAAGTGGAAACACCCTCGGAGTTTCGCTATGATAACTTAGACAACACGTAGTGCAGTTTTTTATTGTCTAAATTATCGTAGTATGGAAGAATTAAAGCTATTCCAATCGCCCATCTTCGGGCAAGTACGTACCGTAGTAATTAGCGGTCAAGTTATGTTTGCTGCAACAGATGTTGCAAAGTGTTTGGGATATGCAAATCCACAAAAAGCAGTCCGAGACCACTGTAAATCAGCAGGGGTGAACGAAATGGACACCCCTACTAACGGAGGTATTCAGAAGGTTAAGTTTATCACAAAAGGTAATGTAGTCCGATTAGTTGCCAGTTCCGAACTTCCACAAGCCGAAAAAGTAGAAAGCTGGATTTTCGATGAAGTCATTCCCACCGTATTAGAAACTGGCGGCTACATCGCTACCAAAGCGGACGATACTCCCGAAGAAATCATGGCACGAGCCTTATTGCTTGCTCAAGCCACCCTTGCAAAGCGTGAAGAACGGCTAAAGCAACTCGAAGCCGAAACGGAACAACAGCAAGCCACTATCGAATTGCAAGAAAAGGAAATCAAGCAGGCAGCCCCGAAAGTCAACTACTACGACACCCACCTGCAATCGGTCAACACGCTTACTTCCACACAGGTAGCCAAACAAATCGGAATGGTTGCGGAGAAACTACACAAGAAACTGAATGAAGTCGGAATAATATTTTATCAATCCGGGCAATGGCTTCTGTACTCCCCTTATTCTGCATGGAAGCTACACGACACCCGCACCAATACCTTCACCCGTTCGGACGGTTCCACAGGGACAAACTCGTACACCGTTTGGACGGAGAAAGGAAGAAGGTTTATTATAGCTTTGTATGAGAATGGATGGAATGTAAAGAAAGCTATCAAGCAGATAAAAGGTGAGCTGAATACAGCAGCATAACCCTTCCCCCTTCCCTAATTCATAATTTACAGCAGTCCGTTTCAATGCCGGACAGCCACAACTATATCGAAAAGTTTAGTATCAAAAAAGAAAAGACACTATGAAACAGAATTATTTCACACTGAAGCAAAGTAGACAGATAAACAAGATATACAACGAAGTACAAAGCTATATGCCTTTCGAGGAAGCCACATTTCCGGCTTTTATTTCAAAGATAATCCCGTTCGTGAGGGAATATTCACATTACACGGAGAACAGCAAGGAATACGCAAAAGAATTGTTTATAGAAGGGATAAAAAGACTGGCAGACAAATATTATCCGAACGGATTCAAGCCCAGTAAGAAGCAACGGTATAGATTCTCTTTGATTGAGATTCCACGGATGAATTATTTTGAGGGCGATTACAAGCCTATCGAGGGCGTTGCGTGCATGAAGGTTATCAGAGCTTTCCGGGACTTCTCCCGTTCAGGATTAGAGGAAGAGGAAGGGTTTGTAAAGAAATTAATCAAAATATCCAATATGCTTAATTAAGTCAGGGGCTTCGGTCCGGCACATTAGTTGACGCCAATCAGCGGGAAAGGGTAGCCTTAGGGCTGCCCTTTCTTTATTGGTGATAATCCCACAATTTGATAATTGTGTTTTTTCAAAAGTATCAAGATTATGTTTTTGAAAGGTTGATAAGTAAGTTTGCATCTAAAATATGACACTTTTCCAAGTGTCAATTTTAATCTCTGATTTTTTTAGGCTTGGAATTGGACATGAAATAAATTTGTGCATAGAAAATAATACGGCTATCCTCACGGCTGAAAGATATAACGCCATCGGTGAGAAGTGAGGAGCTTTCCTTTGGCGCTTTTTTATATGCCAAGCGTGGCAGGTCCAGCAAGTCGGTAAGGCGTGAGAGGTTCGAATCCTCGCTTGCTACAAAATCGGTCAAAAGAAAATCCTCAAAGGTAGTGCTTGACCGAGCTACCAATGAGGATAATATCAAATTCAATGATGATGCAAAGATATGAAAACAAATCAAGAAATGGTGCGATACATTGATAATTTTACAGTAGTACAGCGCACAAGTGATGGATATTTTGACGGAAGTGAACTTCTCCGGCAGTGGAATGGTGTGGAAGGAAATCCAAGAAGAAGGATGTCTGAATTTATAGACAGTACGAAAGTGAAAGAGTTTTTAAAGGCTCTTGCAGAGGATGAAAGCCATAGGGCAAAAACCGACATTGGTGAAAATCAACTACTTATAAAGATTAAAGGACGAAATACAAAAGAAGGTAAAACCCCTGATAAGGTTTGGATGAATCCGCTACTCTTTATTAAGTTCGCCATGTGGATAAATCCAACCTTTGAAGTAAAGGTATTACGCTTTGTATATGACGAAATGATCCGTTATCGCAATGATGCAGGCGATGCTTACAAAGAACTTTCATCTGCTGTTATGAAAATAGTTCCTAAGGATTTTATGCCTAAAGCTATGCAGAAGGTTGGTGAAGCGTTAAACTGGGTCATCTTTAACAGCCATGAGAAAATGCTACGTAACAAGTACGGTGACGAAATGAAACAACGTGAATTATGGCAGCTTGAAAAGAAGGTCTCAGATTTAATAAATGAAGGATTTATAACCAATTTCGATAATCTAATTAGCTATTTAAGAAATCAGTACCAAAAACGTAATAATCCACAAGTATTTAATTATGCATCTTAATTAATGCCCACGTCATTAGATTGGCGTGCGCTATTTACATAGGTGTATCATCAAAATAACATATATATGAAAGGAGATTTATTAATCAACAACCGGGATGCTTTCCTAGTATGGGGAGTAAACATGGGAGACGGTTTCATTGAGAGCTTGTACGCCCCTCTTCCTATGAAAGATGTGATTGAGAACAAATCCCGCTTACAGGATGGGAAAAGGGTTATAATTGAAAACAGAAAGGTCGATGAGCGAGATTTGACCCTTACATTTACACTGAAAGGGGATTCGCCATCCGATTATGCAGCTAAATACAAGTCATTCTTAAATGAGATAACAAAAGGTGAGTTTACAATCAAGATTCCGCCATTGGGAGAGGATGTTTATCATCTATACTATATCCGGTCAGCGTCTTTCGGTTTCAATCCTTCAAGGATATTTTCCAAGATCTCCGTGAAATTGAATGAGCCTAACCCTGCAAACAGGATATAAACACTAATTATCTGACATTTTTTTAACTGTCAATTTTTGAAGCCCAATAATTTTGGGCTTCTTTTGTTTATCTCCGAACTTTGGTGTGTTATGGAATCAGTAGACATCAAAGACATATCCGGCAATCTCCGCTTTTCGACACCAATCAATGAGGGTTCGAAAAGACACTTCCTGTTGATGAAAGAGGACTATATCACATTGAAGTTCTCTCTCGACAATCCTGTGTACTTCCAACTGGGAGACGGAGTAGATAATGAACTCGGAATCTTTGAACTTGTAGACCTGTATAAACCCTCCTACAATACAACTACTGGTGCCTACGATTACGAACTCCGCCTTGACGCTTACTATTGGAAATGGAAGAACAAGAAGTTCTTTTACACACCGGAGACAACCGGACGCGAAGCAGGATGGAACCTCACCGCTACCCTTGACACGCATTTAAATGTTTTTCTTGCCAACCTGAAAGCACTCGGATACAAGTTCAGAAAAGAAGAGTTCACATACGAGATTGATAATACGGTAGCGAACACTTCCAAGCTTGTTTCATACGATAATGTGAATCTGATAGACGCTCTTACCCAAATGGCGGAAACATGGGAGTGTGAATGGTGGATAGAGAACAAGACTATTCATTTCGGACGTTGTGAATACAGCTCCCCTGTAGACTTCAAAGCCGGTGATTTGACAGACACGGAGAACGTGAATGTCAACTCCATGCGGAGAAGTGACAGTCAGACCACATACGCGACCCGTGTTTATGCTTTCGGCTCCACCCGTAACGTTCCCGCCAGTTACAGGAAAAGTCTGATATTTGACGTGAAGAAAGTCAAGGGAAGGGATATATCCGATACGGCAAGAACGTTGGATATAAAGTTCTTTCCTTCAAGTACGGTCACAAAGGAAGAATGCACTTCCGATCTCAACCTTTCAAGTCATTTGAACCGGGACAAAAGGGAGTTTTCCTATGATGAGAAAATAGCTGAAACATTGGCGGCCGGTATTTACCGTGTAAAGGATAATGAAAATGGTATCTGCTTGTATATTGGCGTACCCTATATACCATCACCCGTTCCTAGAGACTATCTTCCGGCCGGTGACTATGTTTTCCGCGCATCCTTCGTCTATTATCAGGATGGCATGGAGAAAGAGACAGTGATAGGCGGCAGCACTGTAACAGTCGGAGAGAACCAACAATACGAAATAGATACAGTCTTTCCCTTCCCCGAAACATTCTCACCGGGAGCAGGCGCTTCACAATTGAGATTGCGCAGTTACTTGTCCATTCCATATTACGACAACCCACTTATCGGAATGGGATTAGGCATATTGGGCTCTGTATCATTTGACGTATCCCTTGTTGCCGGGCAGTCAGCCGCTACCACCGTCACATTCCTTTCCGGTTCCAATGAGGGACGGACATTTGAAGCCGTCTATAATCCGGATTTCCTGACAGGGGACGATTCGAATGTTCTTCGTCTTCCCGAAGGTGTAACAGCTTCTTTGAACGACCGATATACGATTGGCAACATCATAAAAGGCAAGGTTCCCGACAACTATTTCAGCAAGGATGACAAGGAACTGACCTTGAACGGTGTTGTTCAGAAACGCCTTATGTTGCCGGAAGGTATTCCCTATGTAGACGCTTACAGATACAGCCCCACAGGGGAACGTATCAACATAGGAGATGAACGTTACGACAACCCCGACAACGTGGAAATGCCTGTAGAGGAAGCAATTGAGGAGATAGTTATATTTGAGGATGAATATCCTAAGTATATCGGTAGTACTACGGTAGTTCCTGATCCTACTTGGGAGGATGAAAAGGTTGATGACAAGCCAACCAGCAATAAATATCCTATCTACACCTTCAAGGATAACGGACTGAAGAACTTTACGAAGGACTTCCTTCTGGATGAACTGCACCTGATATTCCAAACGGGCAAACTTGCCGGACTGGATTTCGCCCTTAATCTCAAAGAGAGCGACAATACGGGTACAACCTTTGAGATAATCCGAAACGAGGACTACGGGCGTGCACTTCCTGATGATGTGTTATTCCCGCAAGCCGCCCATATGGAAGACGGTGAAGAAGTCCCGGCAGACACATATGTCCTTTACGGCTTCGATCCGGCATTCATCTCTGAACAGATGATGCCGGAATCAGAACAAGAGTTGCTTGAAACTACCAAGAAGTATGTAAAGAAATCCATGATTGACCCGTCCACCTATGATTGTGAGATGGCTGCTGATTTCATCTACAATGAGGGTAATATTCGTACATACGAAGTCGGAGCTAAAGTCAACCTGATAAATAAGGCATTTTTCCCGGAAGGCAGACAATCAAGAATCATCGGTTTCGAGTGGCCGTTGGATATTCCATACGATCATCCTATATATACAGTCGGTGAAACAGCCGCTTATTCCCGTATCGGTGAGATAGAAAGCAAGCTTGATAATCTCACATACAAGGGACAGACTTACTACGGTTCTGTAGTCGGTGGCGGTGGGACAAGCATCTATGTAATAGGTGTAAATGACAAGACGCTCCCGTCTGACCGTAATGTGTTCTCATCCAAAAAGTCCCTTGCTACCTTCCTGAACAAGACACAGGAGGAAACAATGGATTATCTTATCCGACTGCTTGGCGGTGTCATAACCGATAATATAGAATCACAGAACTTCATAAGCGGTGCGCTTGGTACGGGATTCCTTGTCAAGCGTGACCCGAAGACCGGACGGTCGTATGCCGAATTTGATGAAATCTACGTCCGGTTGAAGGCTGTGTTTGAATCTTTGACAATCAAGGAACTACTGTCATTAGGCGGTGAGATACTTCTTACACTAGCCAGCATTGAATGTACGAAGGTCGAGAAAATTTCCGTAGCATCCGTGTATGATTCAAGCGGGGCACGTCTCTACGACTCGGACAACGCAGCCCTGTATGTTCCCGTAGCGACAGGTGGCGTGTACCGTTGTTACTTCACTGCCGACGATGGTGAGAAAGCCATCATCAACCAGTTCACAGCCGGAGACATGGCGCAATGTCGTCAGTTTAACATCAAGGCTGGAGTTTATGAGAATGTAGCTAACCGCTACTATTGGCGGTATGTTTTGTCTGTCGGCGAAAACTATATTGACCTGTCGGTAGATGACTGCGAGGAAGGCAGCGATATTCCGCAGGCAGGTGACAAAATAATCCAACTTGGTAACAAGACAGATCCCGCACGTCAGAATGCTATCCTTTTGTCCGCCTATGGGCTTACCGCTCCAACCATACAGATGTTGCAGGGTATTGATTCTTATACTTTGGAAGGAAAGGCTGTCAAGGAAGAGGGATTCGACCAGGAGACGCAGCAGTTCTATTCAAATAATTACGGACGCAGTTATACAGGTTCGCGAGATAAAAGTAATTATATCCAATACACTCCTGAAAGAGGAGTTGAAGTCAGGGGTACTGTAACACTGGAAACCCCAGAAGGCAAAGTGTGGCGTGTTGACAGCTCAGATGGTGTAAACTATATCGGAGATTTGAATGGAAAGCATATTGAACTGAATCCTAACACGTGCGACATGAAGATATATAATGACGATGGAAAGATTGTCAACGTGTTTGAGGGTAATAACTACAGGTCGGTTGATGATTTATACGCTGGGAATATTCCATCAGTAACCATTATAAACAACAGACCATTGCTTACAGTTCCCGGAAGCGACAATACTGTAATGTCTGATGAAAAGGAAGTGAATATCATTAAAGAGGATTATTTTTACGCGGATTCATTGTTGACAATGAATTTCAATTTTTCCTTTGTTTCCCAAAATTATACAGGGGCTACAGGTGCGGCATCATGCACTACAGGATACGAGCTTCACCTGCTCTCTTATACGGATATCAATTCTGATCCAATATTGGACTATATATTAAGACAGGACGAACGGAGCGAACCCGGAACTACTACTATCCATTATACCGAACAGACAAAAACAATAAATCCCGGATTGTATTATAGGCTTGTATTCAAGCTATATGCTTCTGTATCCGCCAACGGTGTTTCCTCTATGGCGGAAGTTACCATAATTGACATATCCGTTTCCTTTTCAAAGAGCGGATACATATCACGTTTCTTTGCGAACGGAATGTCTTTAGGTACATCAACAGATAACATATTTGCCGTTTTCAACAAGCGCAATGCGCTCTTGGGAAATTATATACAAGCAGAAATGCATAACAAGGATGTTGGATTTAGAATTTTAGCACAGAAACTATTAGCAAAGCAGAACCCTCACGGCTTTTCCAATGAGATTCCGTGGGGGATGGTTCCCCGAATAGTCGCAAGCGGAAAGGCAAAATGTTCAAGCTCATTCGCTTCTTTCGCGCAAGCGACAATATTCGATAACAGCTCATTGTCCATTTCCAGACATTCCAAAGGGAGGTTTCTGATAACCTTGCCATCGGAATGGAGCAAATACGAACTTGATAAGAGTGGGTATGTGATGGTTACCGGATATGGCTATGTAGAAGGCGGTTCACGCCCTGTGAGTGCCACTGTGACAGATTTCATAGCCAATTCCTTCTTTGTTGTTCTAAGTGATGGTGGAGCTCCTTGTGATGCGGATGGCGGTTTTTATTTTGAAATAAAAGTATATTAAAGCAATGATATTATGGCAGAAGAAACTAAAACATTAAGGCATACAGCCGAAGAGATAGATGATGCTATCGACAAGCTACCTGCTGCGGGTAATGCGGCAGGGATCTACAAATCTTCCCTGTCTTTCAGTTCCATCGTAAATGACGGTAACGTAACCCAAGACCACCTAACCGAAATAAACGCTATTTACGAAGCATGGAAATCCGGTAGAATGGTATATGTCCTGGACGAAAAAGGTGGGTATTACAATTTGGGAGTGCTAAACATGCAATTGGCAGAAGATAATTCAAAGTGCTCATTCGTGGCATTAGACCAAGATGGCGTATTATGCTATTATTCCTGCAACCCGTCTTCCGGTGTTACGGGTAAATGGTCTGTTACTCCTATTGGGAAGGATTTGTTCGCACTGATTCAGCATACCCATAAAGCAAGTGATGTGACAGAGGAGACAAACAAGCGTTTCGTGACTGATGAGGAAAAGGATGAACTAAGCACTCTAAGTACTACATACGCTAAAGCCGACCTCTCCAATGCCATGACTGTTTCCCTGAACCAGAACGGTTATGCTAAGTTTAATAACGGTCTGCTGATACAATGGGGATATTTTAGCGCCGGTGCTTCAAACAATCAGTCTATCAATTTCCCAGTATCTTTCAAATCCTGTTTTTCCCTAGCTTTTTCTAGTTCTACGGATAATACGGATAATTCTATATGGTCTGTGAATTATGCAGCTATATATGCTTCATATTTTACGGTTTATAGAAGATACGCAAACGCGGGAAGTGTATCCCCTTCTTCGCAGTCATTCAGATGGATAGCAATAGGAAGTTGGAAATAATTAATAAAGAATAATTATGGAACAAAAAATGTATTGGAAAAACGGATTCCACGACACACCCCAAGAAGGTGCAATAGAGATTACGAAAAAGTATTGGCAAGAATTGTTAGACGGTCAATCTGCGGGAAAGCTTATTGTTACCAATGATGAAGGGTATCCTATACTGGTCGAGCATGAATATACGATTGACGAACTGAAAGAGATGAAGATAGCGGAAATCAACGCCTATGACAAGTCGGATGCCGTCAACTCTTTCACGCTTGCCGGAAAACAGATATGGTTAGACAAAGACACCCGTGTCGGGCTGGTCAACTCAATCGGTATTGAGAAAGAATCCGGACGGATGAATACCACGCTTTGGTACAATGCCGAGAAGTACGTTATTCCTGTTGATACAGCCCTGCAAATGCTCAACCGGCTTGAATTGTACGCCCTTGACTGCTACAATGTGACGCAATCCCATATAGCGGCTGTGAAAGGTTTGTCTGATGCCGGACAAGTGGAAGCCTACAATTATAAAACCGGATACCCGGAACAACTCAATTTTGTATTATAAACTCAAAAACAGATAAAGCTATGATTACATTAGTACTATTATCATTCATTCTCATCGCGGGCTATGTCTTTGCGATGATTAAGAAAGGGAAAGAAATCCCTTATTCAATCAGTGCCACCTACTATGCGCTGACACACAAATTCTGGTTCGCTCTGTGTATGATTGGTTCCGGTGTGCTGCTTCTTCCGGCAGCTTTGGAATCAAGTACGGAGAACAGCCAGTTTCTTGTATTCCTTTCGGTTGTCGGTATGGTTGTATTGGGTGTATCTCCCAACTTCAAATCGGAGCAAAAGGTTCCTCATGCAATAGGTGCCGCCATGTCCTTAATCTTCTCCCAGATATGGGTAGGCTGCAACAGTTGGTACTGGCTTCTGTTATGGTTGGGATTCATTATTTACATGGTTGTCTCCATGAAGAAGCATTGGACGGGTAACTTCATCTCCGATTTCATAAAGAGAAAGCCTATGTTCTGGATTGAGGTAATTTCATTGTTGACCGTTTATCTTACTTGTCTATGGTAAAGGGTCAGTTAACTCGTACAATCAGCTCATCCGTATTTTTCGGTGAGCTGTACGCTCTGATGTGGGATATGAGATGGCTCATGCTCTTTATCTTAATCCTTATAATCGTGGATATGTGGTACGGAGTAAGCAAGTCCATCAAGCGTGGCGAAGAGTTCCGGAAGAGCCGTTGCGTCAAACGCTTCCTGCTTAAATGCGGTGATTATATCTGCCTGCTGATACTTGGTGCCGTTCTTGGCAAGGCTATCGGTGAGCCTTTGGGAGTTTCCGCATTGGTTGTTTCTGTGATAGTTGTCCTTATCGGTTGTCTGGCGGAGCTTGAAAGCATTAAATCCAACTATTGTGAGACAAAGGGAATCCATAAGGATATCAATGTGTTCAAACTGCTGCTTGTATTGGTCGGCTTCAAGAGCAGGGAGTTGGAGAAAGCGATTGAGGAATCTATAACGGATAAGAAGAAGGATGAGCTGGATAAATGAAAGTAACCGTATCAAGCACCTGCTCTACGCCATCCCGGCAGGTGCACTGTTAACCATCCTGTTTGCGGCAGGACTGGCTGTCGGCATGGAGTTCAAAGACCGTGCATACGGCAACGAATGGGATTGGCTCGATATTGCCGCTACGCTGATAGGTGGTTTTATCGGTCAGGTGATTCAAATCGGAGTATTAACATTGATATTATAGGAGGAAATAAATATGAGTTTACCAAGAGGACTAAGAAACAATAATCCGGGCAACATCCGCATCACAAAGGACAAATGGCAGGGATTGAGAGAAAAGCAGGAAGACAAGTCGTTCTTCCAGTTTACGGAAATGAGATGGGGCTACCGTGCCCTTATCCGCACTTTGCAGAACTACCGTAATAGACACGGCTGTCAGACGGTGGCAGATTTTATCCACCGGTGGGCACCGGAGAACGAGAATAATACAGCCGGATATATCAGCCGTGTATGCAGTGAAATGCAAGTCCCGAACACATACGTCCCGGACATCAACGACAAAGCGACCATGTGTGCTTTCGCTGCCGCTATCTCACATGTAGAGAACGGTATCCCGGCTGTCATGGCTGACATAGAAGCCGGATGGGAATTGTTATAAATTAAAATAGGAGGAACAATCATGGCAGATTTAAGATTTACAAAGAATAATGATACTCAGGAATATGTGGCGGAAGTAGTGGTAAATGCAGATTTTAATATTCACTTGGAACGTGTGTCCAATGGTGGTCTTAAAATCTATCAGAAGAATGGTGAATATGCGGAAGCTGTTGACGGTCGGACTGCCACTGAGAGAGGCTTTGATATGGTAGCGGTTCCCAACATCATCCCGTATAATTCGGGGATTATCTTTGACTATGACTTCTCGGCTTTAGTTTATCCGAAAACTATCCGCATCGAGAGTGGAAGTGAAGTATTAAGTGGAACAGTAACCGAATCCGGCAATGAAGCTTAACAAGTTACCATTAAATGTAATAGGGTTGAATCGGGTTGGTTTGAATCAGATCGGTTCGCCTTCCCGCCGGGCTAATACTTCCGACCGTCCTTACATAGACCCGGAAGTATTGGCTTCTTTGGTCGCTGTCTGTATCTGTGACGGCAAGAGCAACGACGACCCTGACAGGGCTGTAATCAAGAACTTGGTTGACCCGGACAATCCGTTCATCATAAGTAACGCAGCTTTCAAGCTTAATAGCGGGTATGGGAAGTATGAAGAAGATTTTACTGATTGGATAATATATCCAAATATAAAAGTTACTGATAGTGTAATTACTACCGATGGAAATTTTAAATCTAGTTGGTTTATATATAAGCACTCTAGTGAAAGTAAGATAAATGAAATGAATATAAAAGTTTCAGGTATTCCAAAAGGAGGAAAAATCTTATACATTTATATTTCAGATGAAACAGCTAATTTGCCTATTGCATATACTATACCAAAAGATGGTATTTATCATTTACCAGAATCTAAGATTAATAATAATCGTGCTAGTGTAGGATTTACAGTAGAAAGTCGTTACGATTGGAATAATATAAGAATAGAGCAAATCCCCTCTTTTGAAGGCGCCTTCGTCACTGACGGTAAAGACGACTTAATCACTTCCACCAAGACGGTTAAGGAAATGTTGGGAGGAAGCAATGAGGTTACCGTGGTGAGTATGATGCTTAATTTAGAAAATGAGAAGATTACCTATACAAACCAAATACGACCTTTTCAAAATGGGTATATACGCAATAACGTAATATCTAATACAGGAGGTAAATATGGAATTTATGGTTATAAAATTACTGACATTACTGACATTTTTAAAAATAGGATTAGTATTAATGACATATTAGGAGATAGGAAAGATTATAGCACGGACGCGGGTGGCACTGTGCGTATAGATGGTAAATTTTCCGTAGAAGGGTACTGTTTTAATGATGGGACTATTGGGGAGATGTCTCAAGTCGCTTGGTATTGGACATTCATCTCTAACAAAGTATTAACCACCGACCAAATCAATCAGGTAATATCCTACTTCAATTTGGACAAGCATGTTAAACCGGATATCATCTACGACACCATCCGGCAGAGTATCACCAACGAGAACCACGCTTCTTTCAATGATGAGCTTGTGGACTTCTCCGGTAACGGGCATAATATGAAGATTTACAACTCTGCGTGGAACAAAGAGAGCGGTATCAATGATGAAGGGGCTTGGCAGACTGACGGTGTAAGCGATTACGGAAATGTTGAGAATCTTCCAATTTTGAAAGATTATACGGTTGCTATCGAAAGACGGTGGATTACTTCCCCTGTGGATAAAAATCAATGTTTGGCATTCAAAGGTCATACAAATGACTGGGGTGCTTTTGCTTGTGAGTTTAGTAATGCTGGACAACTTAGAAGCTATACGTTTAGTCCTAGTTATAACATTCTGCAAAGCTATAATGAAAAAAGTTTAGTATATCAATCTAAATATTCATATAGCGGTACTCCTATTGTTGCTTCCGCATCAATAGATGGGTCTACCCTACGGTTGTGCCTTCCCAGAGGTGGTTTTCCTTTCTATGCCAACGTTGCTATTAAAATGTTCTTGCTTTTCCCTTACTCCCTTTCCGAGTTCCTGATAGAGCGTCAATTAAAGAGGTATAAGCTGGGTACGCTGTATCCGGATATGGTGGAGTTTAGACCAATTGTGAAGAGTAATAGAGAATATTCTTCAATTTCCTATTCGGTCAATCCCGGAGAATATATCTCTGTAGATAGCATGGTTACTATCACTGTAACGTTGTCAAATACCTCTGACAAACTAATAGATGTGTCGTGCAATGCCATTAGTGATATATCCATATCCGGTGACAATGGCGTTTACAAGATTACGGGAAAGGTTGTCAAATCTCCTCAGAAGATAGACATAACCATTGACGAGTACATCAGATACGAGGATATTGTGCAGCCTTATCCAGCAATAATTAACCTAAAACAAGATGGTAAAACTATCACTTGGGGAGATAAGTTGAAAGTAGGCAGTGATATAGTCTTTGTAGGAAGTGCCAACCTTTTACCGGAGCTATATACTGTATCCGAGACACGGTATAATGGTGTAACGCTTTACCCAAACACTATCATAAAGGTAGAGAAGTCTATGGTGTTTGATAATGCACGTACCTACCTAAAAGCCAATGAGCCGAGCTGTATCCTGTCGCCTAATAGGTTGAGGATTCCAAATTCTAGCTACAAGATACTAGGCTACATTCCGGACTTGACAGGTAAAGGGAATCATGGTAAGCTTAATAACTTTGCTTATGCTGGCATGAGTGGAGCTAATGGATATGTAGAAGACTTTACTAAGTGGTCTAAAAATTCAAGTCTTGATGATGTTGAGATTACTTATGATAGAATTAAAGTTAATAAACTAACAAGAAGTACTGTATTGTATGTAACTTCTAACAAATTCATTAATAAGATAAAGATTGTTGCAAGCGGTATTCCAAATGGAGGCAAGCTTACTTTTACTCAATATCCGGATAATGCTATAGAGAACAATAAAGAGTTTGAAATAGGTGGAGTTACTACTACAGGTTCTTGGGGTTTCTCTATTAAAGAAGGACTTAATTTAGATTGGTCTAATCTAGTTATTCAACAAATCGGAGAACATGAAGGCTCTATTTGCTTTGACGGTACAGATGACCATATTACTATTTCTAATATAATAGGTGGTAAATGTATTATGGCAAAAGTTACGGTTAATAGGAATAGTGGAATTATTTATGACCAAAGAAGAGCAAACGTTCCTAATAAATCGTGGATGCAATTAAATCCTAGTAGCGTTATATTTGAACAAAATGCAGTATCTACATATATAGATGGAATATTAAATCACAATGTTACAGGCTCAGATTTGGTTTCTAAAACTGTTAATCTTACTTGTGAACTAGAAATAGGTGATACTAGTGGAACATATCAGCCAACTATAGGTAGTTCGTATGCCGTTGGATATACTACTAATATTAACCTCTACGAGTTTATGCTCTTCCCCGATGTGCCTAATGAAGAAGAAATAAAGGAGCTAAACGATGTTATGGGTATTGAGAATAACATTGAAGTAAGTTAAACAATTAATTAAAAAAACATATGAAATACGCAGTAGTAACAATCGAATGGCTAGCCCAGCACGGTCTGCTGGCTATCCCCACAATGAGAAAGAGTAAAGACGGAAGTAAGGTAATCCTCCACGAAGAGTATTTGTCCCCTTACAAGGATGAAGAGTTTCCGAGATACTATTTTGACAGCCCGGAACTGAACGCCTTTCTGTCAAGTGATGAATGGTCATGGACGGAAGAGGAACAACCAGAAGGGAGTGCGGAATTCATCCAGGTGGCGGCAGCGCAGAACCTATTGAATGTGACCAGAGCCGGAATTCAAACTATGTCCCTGACAGACAACGAAGCGTTGAAAGTGAAGTCCATGTATCCGTATTGGAACGAGTTTATCAGCAAGCCGCTAACAACCGGAATGAAAGTGCAATATAATGATGGACTGTACCGGGTTCGTCAGGACATTGCTACCGTCTTGGAGAATCAACCGCCAAGCATCAACACCGCAGCTCTCTATGAGGAAATCAACGAGACCGTTGCCGGAACAAAGGATGATCCGATCCCATACAATAACAATATGGCATTGGAAGAGGGCAAATACTATTCGCAGGACGGAGTTATCTATAAGTGCACCCGTTCTACTGGACAGGCGGTTTACAACTCACTAAAAGACCTTGTAGGTATTTACGTTGAAGTAGCATGAGAACCCTTCCTTATATACTGATTTGCCTGTTACTTGGCGTACTCGTGTGGATGAAATGCAGTCCGCACGATCCGATAACGGCAGAAGTGAGAACCGAGACGAAGATAAAGACGGTTGTCAAAGTTTGTACGTTGTCTGTTTCACCGCCTATGGCACCACTATTAACGCTTAAGTTGACAGATACCATACACATAGGTGATACTGTTGTTTCTCGTGAACAGTCTTACTATGAGGACAGCCTTTACCGTGCATGGGTATCCGGCTACCGTCCGAGACTGGATAGTTTACAGATATTCCCAAAAACCGTGTATCAGAATGTGACGAATGATATCTACCATACCATCACCCCGAAGAAGAAACGATGGGGATTAGGTTTGCAGGCAGGATACGGTTATCCGGGCGGTTGGTATGTAGGAGCAGGAGTTAGTTGGAACTTGTTTATGTGGTAAATACAGAAATGTGATGAAATTATATACAATAATCGATGAAAATTATATAATCCAAGAAAGGAGGTAACATGATGCGCTAATTAGAATTCAATCCGTAGACCGGTAAAGTAGAAGGCCGGATATCGTAGCAAATGTAGCTCTTTTTGGGGGTAGAGTAAAAAGAACCCCCGACACATTAAAGTTGACGCCAATCAATACTTTAATACACCAAAGCATACGCCGGTTGTGTCAGGGGGTATAATATCCTTAACATTCCGAAGTATGCTTTTGTTCTTTTGGTATATATGTACTGATTGGCAAAGGCAAAAGTACAACAAAAAAATTAATTACCATGTGTAAGTCCGAGATTTTTGCCGAAATATTGAACCTTGTAGGAAAAGAAACTGAAGTTTCTACAGAACTAATCCTTTCGTCAACCAAAGTGACCGAAGTCGTCGATGCCCGTTCTATTGTAGTGTTCTTCCTTACTGAATACGGTCTATATCCTGAACAGATAGCCGCTTTACTTCATAAGACATCTGCCAGTATACGCTATCTTATATCCACTTTCGAGAGCCGTAAAAATACAAACAAAATGATTGCAATATATCTGCAAAATATTCGCAAATCGCTTGCAAATGAGTGCTGATTTAAGCAGTCTCTATTATATACTTTTGTGATGCGGTTAATATTGACCGTGTTATAATCGTATATTAATATGAGTGAAACAAAAACTTACGTTTTCCCGGAATCAGGCGGGAACGGTGGCGGTAGTGGGATGATGGCTATGCTTGCCCCACTATTGCAACAGAAAGGTATTGATCCAAACTTATTGGTTGCTATGCAAGGGAAGAACAACAATGGATTTGGCGGTGATGGTTCATGGTTCATGTGGATAATTTTCCTCTTCTTCCTGTTCCCACTTTTCGGACGCAACGGATGGGGAAACAACGGAGATGGCGGCAACGGTGGTGGATTTGCTGGCGCCGGTATTCCTAACTTAATTAACAATGATGCAGGAAGGGAGCTACTTATGAGTGCAATTCAAGGAAACGGGCAAGCAATTAACAATCTGGCTACTAATTTGAATTGTTCAATCGGTCAGGTTCAGAATGCCATCAATGGTGTGATGTCTCAAGTTCAACAAGTTGGTAATCAGGTGGGACAAAGTTCAATGCAGATTATCAATGCTATCCAACAGGGTAACTGTCAGATCGCTCAACAGATTGCATCATGTTGCTGCGAAAACCGATTGGCTATTTGTGAACAAACTCACACATTGCAGAATGCTATTAATGGCGTAGCCATTGGACAGGAGCGTGGATTCTCATCATTAGGGTATGCTACTTCACAGCAAACTTGTGAGATTACCAAGAGCATTTCTGATTCAACAGAAAAAATCTTAGCCGGACAACGTGCGGCTGAAATGCGTGAGATGCAGAACAAGATTGACCATTTGCGTGAAGAGAACGGGACGTTTAAGAGTTCTGCAATGACTTCGCAGATTGTGGCACAAGCTACTGCTCCTCTTGGTGCTGCGTTGAGTGATTTGAGCAGCCGTCTGGCAAAGATTGAATGTGCGCAAATGCCTACTTTCCCTATGCCATATTGTCCAGCTTCCGGGAGTTATGTACCAGTTAATTATGGTATAAATGTTAATCCATTGTCTACTGTTACAGCTGGTTGTGGATGCTAAACATCCTTTTGGTTAGATAAAGAGTTCTTTGACATTTTGATAAGGGTTTCGTAATCGGAAAGAAACATCCACTTGTAGCCCCTGTGTTTTTTCCTTTTTCCTGTGCATACTCTTGATATACTGCTTTGTACAAATCCGCATAATTGAGCATCTCTCATTGATGAATAAGATTTTACAATGTTCCCGTTTAAAAGTTGCACAACAGGTTTATTGTCACGTGTATTCGGTATTCCTTTCTTGGCAGAAGATATTCTTTGTTTTGCGATCGTATTGTTCATGTTTATCTTTTGATTGCACCATCTTAAGTTTTCTTTCTTGTTGTTAAATGTGTTACCGTCTATATGATCTATGTATTTATATCCCATAGGATTTGGAATGAAAGCGCAAGCTACAATTCGGTGTACTCTTAATTTTAGTGATTTTCCAAACTTCCAGAGAGTTACATATAATCTTTTATATGATTGTTTCATGATTTGTTCTGTTGGTTTTAATAAATGAGGCTCTTTATACACATCTTTAATGTGGTTATTTACATATCTCCCTAAAGAAACTATACGCCCCAATGAAGACACCATATAAAGTCCTTCAAAACCGATTACATCACGCCATTCTTCCTCTTCAATGGTAATGCTTTGAATAAATTCTTGGTTTGTCATTGCTAAACTATTTAGATGATGCTAAACTTTGAATGAAATGGGAAGGGCGTTTAGCATACCCTTATCAATAGGTTAATTACTCCTATCTATCCCGAATGTAAATATAGTAATAATATTTAAAAGAAAGGATATATATGTATCTATTTAATAATATAATGTGGGGGATGTCTCCTTTACCGTTCCTGCTATCTAATCCAAGAGCGCATATTAGGAGAGTTGACGTTAATGGCATCTACGAACTTTCAACGAACGCTGTTCAGTTGACAGATGCAAGTGTAGATTATGGTATTAATCCTCACTGCTATAATGAACTTCCGTGCGAAAGCATAATCCTATTAAAGGTTCATGCGGATGTTCCGGCAGGTGGAGAAGCCCTACCTATAAATGTTATAGTTCCCAACTTAGGACAGACAACATTGGCAGTTGCCGGTACTACTACAGGTACTTCAAAGGTTCCTGTTGTAGACAGCAACAACAATCCAGTGACAGGGACTGATGTAACGGGCACTACGGAGCGTCTTGCTTATCTGAATAAGCGTACAGGCGTTATACGTTTTCTGGAATTTACGGCTTCAACACCGGCTGCTGCCAACAATGGCGAAGCGGCAGTGGCAAGCGCAAATGCTGTAAGGTCAAAGTAAAATCTGGAGTGGGAGTAATCCCACTTCTCAAAGAATTAATGAATTATGTTTCAAAGTCTAAGACAATCCAATATCTTTTATATCCTTCAAAAAGGGGAAAATCCTGAATTGAAAATGGGGCAGGTTGTTTCAGTAAGCAATCCTCAGCCTAAATATGGGCAGTATGTGCCGGGACAAACTTACGGACAGAACATGGAAACTGTTGTTGACGTATCGGTCAAAGTTGGTGAAGAAACCATTGATTTCAAACAACTTCCGGCAAATCTATCTATCGCAAACTTTGGTGCGAACGGAGTTGTGGTTTCAGAAAGCCGTGAAGCTATGAACGCTGAGGTTGAATCCATGCTCAGGATAAGCCGGGGAGTGATAGAAAGTGTCCCTTACCATGAGAAGGTTATTTCTTCCTGTGATGCTATGCTTAGGGAGCTGAATCCCCAGTTGGCTAAAGAAAAAGAGCAGGAAGAGAAAATCGGTGTCCTTGAACAAAAGGTATCCGGTGTCGAGAATACCCTTACCGATATAAAAGATATGCTTGCAAAGGCTTTGGGCAGTGGTAGTAATAATCCTAAAAGTAAATAATTATGCAGATAGTTGAAATCACAGAAAGCAAAGTCGAGAAAATGTCCGACTACGCTGAAAAGATGCTCAAATACGGTGGTAAGTTGATGCAATGCATCGAGGAGTTATCCGGTGGTGGTGAAAGCATGGGAAGACGTGAACGTTATTATGACGATGACGATGACCGTTATGACGAAATGGGCGAACGTGATAATTATGGCGGTGGTTCCGGTCGTGGCGGTTATGGAGAAAGACGTGGCGTACGTGGTACAGGACGTTATTCCCGTTATCGTTAATGTTTAATTAGGGAGTGGATCATTTCTACTCCCTATAACTTTATTGAATCATGAGAAGAGAACCTTTGGATATAAGAGACAGAAGACCGGAAGAGATGGAAGCGTATCTTTCCCATTTTGGATGGCATTTCAACAAGAAAATGTGTGAATTTGCCGTATCATTGATGAAGAAAATGAATCCTTCAACGGGAAAGAAAGAACGTATTGAACCAATCTCTAAAGAGAAGGTTGACGAATTGCTCACCCGTTATGGGATAAAGCTTGAAAATAATGTACTGTATGATTATGTGTACTGGGCTAATCAGTGCAAAGCGGATTTGTTTAAATCCTCCGTGTCAGATGAAGCACACATGGCATTGTACATAAAGGATATGGTTGACGATCCGGATGCTCCTGACGGCATGGCAATGTGTATGTGGTATGCCAAGATGAACAGAGCCGGAGAACCGGTAGAGTGGGATGAAATGCTTTGATAAATGATAAGACAACGGTTTACATTGCCCAAGTATGGCTGGAGCTGCATGGTATATTATGCAGTAGATACATATTATACAGAAGAGATACTGGATAGTATGCATTCCATCGGCTGTAATGGTGATATGCTCCGTACCGCATATGATAACATAAACTCCGGCAACCTGAATACCGGAGTTACTTACTCCAACTTCGGAACCCGGGAGACTGTAATGGTCATTGCACTTACTTCGTCCCCAAAGGAGTTTGCCAAATCATGGCGGCATGAATGCGGTCACATGGCCACTCATATCTGCCAGGCGTTCGGTATAGACCCGTACGGGGAAGAAATTCAGTATATCGGAGATGATATAATTGAAAAGACATGGGAGTATGCTAAGACATTGTTGTGTGAGTGTGAATGCTGCAAAGATAAGTCCAAACATTTAATACATTAATCCATGAAGAATAAACAAGTTCAAAAAGCATTAAAGAGTGATACTCCTATTAATAGTATGTATGCTCTTATTCCGGATAACAGGATGCGGGTTTTCAAGAAGTTTGCCGCCCGTTTTGGTTTTACTGAAGAACGAATAAAGTCTGTGCTCGAAAATGAGAAACGAAAAACTGGATATATTGCTTGAACAGGCAGATGACCGGTACCACTCGGATTTCTGTCGGCTTCTGTTGGTTATGCTATGGAACGCCTAGAAAGGTGGTTGTATTGGCTGATTCCTCTTGCGATTATTGCAAGGGTTATATCTTTGTGCTTGTCCCTGGCTATGTAGTCGGGGATTTTTATTATACAGTTTAATTTCTTTGAGTATCCTTTCATATATTAAATTAATTTCTATACATTTGTGGTAAAATTAAACTATATATGAAAAATAGAATAAAGGAAGTATTAAAGGAAAAGGGAGTTACCCAAAAAGAGTTGGCTGAAAAAATAGGAGTGACTGAAGTTGGATTGAGTAAAGCCATTAATGGAAATACTAGCAAAGAAATGCTTAGGCGAATATCAGATGTTCTTAATATTTCTATATCTGACTTGATAATTGAAGAAGAAATACTTAGTGCTGAATTTGGGTCTGATAAAACACCTTTAAAACTTGGCAATCTAGAACTCCCTTGTTATGTGTTGGAAAACGGAATGAGAGTCTTTTCCGGACGTGGTATTCAAAGTGCAATTGGTGCTAAAAATTCATCAGGAACTTGGATCAATAGATTTATTAATAGTAAAGGTATTCAGATGAATTTATTGTCCGGTACTTTAGAGAAATTAAACAACCCGATACCTTTTAAAAGGAACAATGCAGGTGGTTCACAATCAGTCACATATGGATATGAAGCAACTTTGCTTATAGATCTTTGCAATGCTATAATTGATGCTGGATGTGACCGGCAATTTGATATAGATGAAGAGTATATAAAGAATGCCACAATCATAATACGTGCGGTCGCTAAAGTTGGTATTATCGCTTTAGTTGACGAAGCAACAGGGTACGATAAAGAAAAAGGAAGAGCTAAGGATGAATTGCAACGTTTTTTGAAAACTTTTATTTCACAAGAGGCTGCAAGATGGGCTAAAACGTTTGATGATAGTTTCTTTGAAATGTTATATAAATTACATAACTGGAGTTGGTCTAAAACTCATAGGCACCCAGGTGTTGTTGGGTATTGGATAAATGATATTGTTTATGAACGATTGGGGCCTATGGTACTTACTGAACTAAAGAAAGTAAATCCTAAAAATGAAAATGGGAACAGGAAGGGTAAATTACATCAATATCTTACGACTGATATTGGGCATCCTAAATTGAAAGAGCACTTGGCTTCTATCCAAACTCTGGCAAAGGCCTGTAATTATAGCCTCCCAAAGTTTATGCAAATGCTTGATGTGGCATTACCCAAGCAATACCAGCAAATGTCGTTACTATTTCCCGAGGATGACGATGATAAGACAAATGTTTTTTGATGCTATGCCGGGATTTTTTATACCTTTGCCGAAAACTAAATATTATGGCTGAAGAACAGAAATACGACCACGACTCGATCAACGAGTTGCTTTCTTGGGCTAAAGAAACACTCAACAATAAGAGATACCCGGTTGGGGAATTTCAACTGGACAAATGCGCCAAGATCCTCGATTGCGAGAAGTATCTTGATTCGATGATCCTTGTGATTGGTAAGAACTGGGGAGAACCCTACGTTTTACCCGACAGTTGACCAGTTAAGGTTGTTTAGGGAGAAGATAGAAAAGGCAGCCGAATAAGCTGCCTTTTTGTATTTAGTTCCTGTTTTAGTACTCTTGTTTTGTAACTTATTGATTTTAAGTATTGTTTGTAGTGGGTACGAGAAGTATTTGATATAGAATTGTTTAGAGTAGTATAGATATAAGCCTCCTATCATGATTTATCATAGATTTATTTAGAGGTAATGAGAAATAAATAGTCCCCAATTTGGTCCCTGATTTTTGTGATAAGGACTATTTTTTGTTGAATAAATCCATTGCTTCTTTTTTAGCTTTGTCCGCAATGGCTATGTATGGTTTCATAGTCCGGTAATCTTCATGTCCAGTCCATTTCATTACAATTTCAGGGGCAATACCTAACATGATGGCATTGCTTATAAAAGTCCTTCTTCCACAGTGTGTGGTCAGAAGCTCGTATTTCTTATAAGTTTCATCATATCGTTCCCCTCCTTTATAATAAGTGATAGATACAGGTTCATCTATGCCGCATAATTCTCCTAACTCTTTAAGACTGTCATTCATCTTTTGGTTAGATATAACAGGGAGAGCTAAATTATCTTCGTATGTCTCGTCTTTATATTTCTCTAATATTGCTTTTGAATAGTCGTTTAATTCGATCCTTAATGCCTCATAAGTCTTGATAGTCGTTACCTGTATGTGATCTTCAAATACGTTTGTCCTTTTAAGATTTGCAACGTCTGAATATCTTAATGAAGTAAAGCAGCAGAAGCAAAATACATCTTTCACTTTTTCTAGGTGAGAACAAGTTATAGGAACCTTGAAATTATATACCGTCATTAATTCTTCCCATGTAAGGTAAACGATGGTATTCTTTACCTCCTTCAATTTGGGCTGAAAGGTTGTAAAAGCCATTTCTTTGTTATATCCTTTATTGGTAGCCCACCGGAGAAACCATTTTAAATTGTCTAGGTTCTTTCTTATACTGGAATTCTTTAATCCCTTTTTCTTTGAATTGACTTGTATCGTTTGCAGGTAGTCAACAAATTTGGAAAGCCCTTTCTGGGTTAAATCCTCAAACTCTAACTTGGGAGCAAAGTCTTTCAGCCTACGTTGTATTGTTCTATGCTCTTTGTATGTGGATTCACTCCATTGGCTTTCGTGACCTTGTTCTATCATAAACTCTATATGATATTCAAAAATAGTCCGTTCCGGCTTCACTTTTTTGCCGAGCCTTTGGTTAAACTCATTCTTAAATTCTTCGGGATTTGGAGATATGTTTTGCTGTTCGAAATAAAAAAAGACTGTATCGCATATATCCTGATATTTTTGAATATCCCTATTAATAATAGAGGAATGCGTTTTCTTAACTCCATGAGTTGTGTTATTCTTGCATCGCTGTGCATCTGATATCCATTTGTCTATGTCTATACGATGCCCGACATTGAAAGCAACAATATTATCGTTCCATCTGATTCTGTATCGAAGCTTAGCATCAGACTTGTCTTTCTCTTTATCTAAAAGGAATATGCAGTTTCTCTTGATATTCATAGCTTTTATATAAATGCCGTCAACTAGTTTTAATAATTAATATTTTTGTTGATTAATATACTCTATTGTTGCTTATAGCTTCTTTATTTTAATAATTTGTTACTTTTTGTATTGGCTTGCTTAAACTTTTTTGTAATTTACCTGTTCTATTATTTTACAAATAAAACATAAACATAACCTTAACCTAATACTTATTGCCTATTGAGCATATCTTTTAAAACACATATTAGATCATCTTTAGACTTTATTGTAGCGTCTTTTTCGGATATAATTCTTTCTAAATCTTGAATACGCTGTTGTAGCCTATCGAGCTCTCCCGGGTTTGATTTGTCGCTTGGGTCTAGTCGCTGTATTTCAACTTCCCCTGTCGGTTTAATAATTTTTTGGGTTCCGGATTCGGGCATAGTTACATTAACCATGTTGCCGGAGATATTTTGGGCTGCATTGCCTTTGTTTTCTCCTATTATCATACCGGAGTTTATCATATTCCCTTCTCCGGTGGTGAGCCATAAGGTGTTTAGTTCAGGGAATGCTTTGCTGATTTTATTAAGAGACTTGGAACTTATTCCATCTCCCAATATATTCACAAATCCCCTAGATAATCCAGCATACTCTGCAAATTTTATCTGCCCTATGCCTTTGTAGGATAAAAAATCGGTTAATCTCTCTTTTATTGTGCTCATATTATTGCTTTTACCTAATTAATTATGTATATTTGCAAGAACTTAATTCAAATTTTATGGATTATATTTATTTATACAACTTAATACCCGATGAGGTGGATAAAGAGTTCGTTAAAACTTTTATTGACGAACTGAAAAAATATGATATAAAAGAAGAGTATATCATAAAGTCTCTTTTAACAGCTTCTTTATCAATTCCTTTAATTCGTTTGGTTCAGAAGGCGAGTTTATCACACTGTGAATAAATGCCTCTTTTTCATTAAAAGGAACCTCTTTGATAAGTCCAACTAAAGCCTCAAATTTAATATCTTTTGCTTTCATCATAGTTGTCAATAAAGAATATGGAAGTTCTTCTACCATTCCACCTTTTCCTTGATTTATAAAATATTGATTAAACAGGAATCTGACTAATCCTACAGCGTCATTTTTGGATGATATTAAAACATATCCACTCAAAAAACTTACATTTCTCATCCACTCTTCATTAATATTATTCCTTGTATCATGTATTTTTTCTTGTATCACATTTAAAATTTCTCCTTGCATCCTAACAACATCTTCTTTTATTTCTTTCGATGATTTTTCTATTTCTGTTTTAAATGAATGCAGGGAATCCAGTTCCTTTTTTACATTAATAATAGTATAGATTTGCCATCCTATTAATATTGTAACAAGGAAAGAAAGAATGCTTACTATATCCCATGTAATAGGCTCTATTCTTATAAATGAAATAACAACAGAAGCGATAGATAATATTATTGCTATTATAAGTAAGATGTATATTGTCTTTTTATCCATAAATGAAAAATAAAGTTAAATACATAAATTATTATGTGATTATATTTGGGATACATAAAAAACTATGTATCTTTGCATCATCGAAACGTTACAAAGATACGCAACTTTGAAATGATTCGCAATAGTACATTTATATTAAAATTAAAAAGATACGATTATGAACGCATTTACATTCTTAGCAGAAAACGGAAAATTCAACAATAGTGAGATAATGAAACACGCTCACATCTTGAAGGCGTATCGTCGTATCTCTTTAAGTGAAGCATTGAAACAGGCTTGGTTCTTGGCAAAGAGACAACAGAAAGAATATAGAGAGGTTGAAGAGGATAAGAAGTCTTTCAAACCTGTGTTCAATGCAAGCAAGGGAAATGTATTGAAGGCGTTCTTTGCCGATAAATATACTAACTATGATAGTTCTTGGAGGTAATTATGAATACAGAACAGATAAAAGAGGAATTAACTTTCAATCGAAAGTATATAAGAAAATTGGCAGCAGTAGACGAAATGACAGCTCAACGATTGACTGCCAGAAATAAGCCCAAAAGAGATATAATAATTGACGTTTTAAGCTTGATTGTTCAAAACGTAGCTCTGTTAGGTTAGAACCTACGAAAGAAGCGAGCGAAACGCTTTCAGGGCACAATGGTAAACCGATGACTCCTAATTCGGGATGGGAGGCTTAACCCTCAAAAATGAAGCCGTGTTCAGGGCACGTTAAAGTAGCCTGCGCAGATAAGCAGTATAGCCGATGCGGAGTATAGCGTAATAGCCAACCAGCGATGATATGAGCGGAAGGAAGCAACGTGAGTAAGTAATATATCGAAAAAAATCAGTCTGAAAAACATCGTCTTTATCAGTAAGAAAACGGGGGTAGGCGTCCGTACGCTGATTACAATATAGCCCTACTGACAGCTTAAAACTGGCATCCGGTAGTGAGAATCGGGTAGGGTACAAATATATAAATCAAATCGAGAATAATAATGAGCAATTTATTAGAAGAAATCAAGGAAGTAAGAGACAACTTGGAAAAACTTGAAAGACAGTATGTCAGAGAGACAGAACCGTGTCACAATACTAAATGTAGCTTATATCGAGAAACGAGTAGCTTAAATTGCTGTTGGACTACTTTAGTAGAAGACTGTAAAGACTATTCAAGCAGAGAAGATTGAAAGTGAACGTTTTGTTTGTCGTGTTTTATTTTGTATTTTATGGTGTATGGATGTACGGTCTGTGAAGATAGTGCACTTTTTAATAAGGAGAATTGGCGGAATCAGTAGACGCACCACTCGATAATAGGAATGTCAACCTTAGATGTGGCGAGCTTGACAACTCATCTTGGTGCAAATCCAAGATTCTCCACAATAATAATCAAATAATTAATCTTATGGAAAAAGAAATTGTAGTTGATGAAAGCTATCAGACAAGCAAACTGTTTGATAAAATGAAAGTAGGGGATATCTATAAAGTTCCCTATAATAAATCCCGACATGTAGGAATTAAATCAGAAGCTGCACGGAGGAACCGTGATGCTCGGTTAACTAATAAATTAAAGTCTAATATAGATTTAATGTTCCGAGTTTCGGAAACTGTAAATCCCGGATATACTTCTATTATTCGACTAAAGTAATATTTTAATAGCCATGCAAAGAGTGTTGACTGAACTTACTCCTGAATGTGAACTTACTACCCAAATGTATATTTCAGGATTGGAAAAGGAAGAAATTGCTGAAATAAAGTGTCGGGCATCTAGTACTATCAATAACCAGTTACAAAAAGCTTTTCAGGTTCTTAATGTCAAAAATGGAAGGCAGTTATGTCGCAGGTTCTATGAAAGAATTTCAGGCATTGAATTTACTTTTGATTTTTCTCCTGTTGTACGTGCATCTACGGCTTGGGTATTTATTGGTATATTTTCCTTTTCTCTTTTTCATGAGCAAGACGATATGAGAAGAAGTAGGAGAACAACAGTAGAAACTTCTGTAAGAGCAAGAAGAGTATAATAACTATTTGCTGCCTAATATTAACTATAAAATAAATTCTATGAAGAAGATTGTTAAGAACTTGGTATTGCTAAATATCTTGGCTTTACCCTGCATCCTTACTTTTAATGACGTAAATCAAGATACAGGAGAATGGAATTATACTATTAATCTGATAGGTATTGTATATTCAGTTTGGTTTTATAATTCCATTTTAAAACCAATATTTAAACCATATTTCAGAAAGGAGGAGTAATAATGATTGGAGTAGAAAGAATATTAGATGATACCCCCCTGTTTAAACTAACAGTTGGGGAATTTAAGGCATTGCTTCAAAATTCTAAGTTGGGACAAAATATAGAAGGACAGAAAAAGTTAGTCTACGGATTACAAGGGTTGGCTGATTTATTACATTGTACTAAAAGGCATGCCTCAAAAATAAAATCTTCTGGGATATTGAATGAAGCAATCAAGCAAAGAGGAAGAACTATTGTAATAGATAGTGAGCTAGCTTTGGAATTATTCGGAAAACGTAAATAGCCATTAATATCCCGGTGTCCGTTGGTTCGGTATCTAGGAGCAATCTTTTTTGAATTAAACTTTTCGGAGGCGTCGGTTCGTGAGGATAGGCGCTTTATTTATTTGATTAACCACTTTAATAATATATAATCATGTCAGAAACAATAACAGGATTTAAGGGATTTGATAAAGACCTTAAGTGTAAAGACTACCAATATGAGGTAGGGAAGGAGTTCGAGGAAGAAGGAAAGATTGAAGCTTGCTCAAAGGGTTTTCATTTTTGTGAAAATCCTTTAGATGTATTAGGGTATTACCCGCCATCTACCGAAAAAGGATCGAGCAGGTATTGTATAGTGAAAGGAAGCGGTAATATTGATAGGGATGGTGATGATACCAAAGTAGCTTGTTCCAAACTATATATTTCAGCAGAAATAGGACTAAAGGGAATAATAGAAGCAGGAGTAAAATTTATCTTAGACAAAGTAAATTGGAAAGATAATAAGAAATCTAACACCGGAGACCGATCAGCAGCGACGAACACCGGAAACCAATCAGCAGCGACGAACACCGGAGACC